ATTGTTACAATTGATTACAATTACTCTGCTTTCCAGATAGTCCAAGCACCATACGCAATGGCACCGTAAGCTACTAGAGCAGCAATTGGCTTGAAGATAAGGAACGCAATGCCTGCGCCTACTAGTACAGCACCGTCCATTGTTGTACGTTCTTTGAGTCTTGCATTAATCCATTTTTGAACCATTTCTGTTCTCCTTCTGTAAAATATTTATTAAATAATAGTTCCTTAAGGAGGAAAAATTATGACTATTGAATTAGTAATTGGTGCTGTAATTGTTGCAGTCGTGGTTGCTTTCTTTCTATTCAGGCAACCCGCCCAGGAAAATCCTGTAGTTGAAGCAGTTAATGCCGTTACCGCAGAACCTGAGCCCACAAAAGTAGAAACAGTTGTTGAAGTCGACGCAAAGACTGTTAAAGTTACTAAGGCGAGTTTGTCAAAACTAACCAAGCAAGGTTTGGAAGATTTTGCAAAAGCGAACTACGGTGTGGACATTGACAAGCGTAAAAAGAAAGACGTGCTAGTTAAAGAAGTTCTAGCTATTTCTAAGAAGGCTTAATAAGGCCTTTCAACTGCTCAATAGCAGTCTCACAGCGAGTTAGCTTTCTTTCTAAAACACTGATAGCTGCTCGCTGTTTTCTTGATTGTTCTTCCAACGAGCGTACATATTCTACAGTGGGAATTTCTTGCTGAGAACCATCTTCTGACATCATAACAAACTTATCAACACCTTGTGCTTTCAGTCCGCCAGTTACTCTGTTAGGATTTTTGTTAGATGATGATTGGGTCTGGGCCGGTGACTTCCTGCCGTACATCTGATTCAAATAGCTCATTGTCGTCCTCCATACTGTATTTATATAGTGCAATACTTGCAAGATTTTTTGCCTTAGACTCGACCATAATGTCTGCATAAGGTAAAAACTCTAGTGCCCAGTCGTTAACAGCATCGTTCCACATAAAGTCTGAGTGAGCTCTTAGTTTTGCTTTTTTGTATCCTTGCTCAAGGAGCGTTTGGAAATCGGGTCGAACATCTCGTGGTAGGTGTCCGATATGCTCTTCCCTTGACACCGAATAGTGTATAACAGGACGTACACCACGCCAGCTGTCAATAATGCGATTAAAACGCTCATCAGTAGGTTCAATATATTCTCCTCCGCTATTACACCAATGATGATGTATATCTAGGACCAAAGCGAGATCGTCTGCAAGCTCAAGCGATGCGTCGATTCCCCATTTGTTTTCGTCGTTTTCGATTGTAATACAGTTTCGTGCCTCAGGCGTGAGGCGTTTAAGCGCGGCTTTAATACCGGCTGGACCTTGTCTACCTGAGATGTGGACGTTGCACTTGAAGTCTTGGAACTGTTTACCGTAGCCCATCCACCTCGCGACATTGATGTGATACTCAAACTCATCTACTGATCTTTCGACGATTTCTGGACTATCTGAAGCAAGGACTGTAAATTGGCCTGGGTGCATTGAGAGCCTAACATCAAGTTCTCTGGCTCGTTCTCCAACTTTTGCGAATTCTTGTTCACAGTACGCAACCACATCAGGACGGCGCCAAAAATAACACCAAGTAGGCTCGGTATAAACAGGAAGTACATCACTACCCAGTCTGACCATTCTAAGGCTAGGGGGAAGATTTCCAACATACTCTATAAGTCTCCCATAGGACGCTATGTTATGGACCATAATATCCCACAAGCGTTCTTCAGCAACATCTACAGTTTGACGGTTAAGCCACTGCACTGTTGTTGCTCTAGTATTTAGCGGTCGTTGTATCTCTTCTAACAGCTTCTTTTTTTGTGTTTGGTCTGGATGCATGTACTTGCAAGCAAAACCAATACGCCCTTGTGTAGTTTTCATATAATCACCACATGTAGTAAATTTTAAGTCCATAGTTTATTATAACACCTTATTGCCAATTGTCAATCACCCATTTATCTTTACAGTTATGTGGATTTGGATCTCCGTGGAATACTGCTATAGCAGTTTTCTCCTTTATAATAGGATCGCCATTGATGGCAAAATCTCGTTTGCCTCGTGGTTTTTTGTCAAATGCAGGTTTGCCCCGCATCTCCCACTTGTAACTTTGTATCCACTCGTCGGGCCAATAGTTAAAATTTTGAGTAACACACACTCTAATCCAGTCCTGATCACCGTGATACCTTTTCATTATACTATCAGCGTTTGCTATAAAGTTTCTCCATACTTCTGAATGTTGTCCTGTGTTAATACGAAACACACTACTATTGAATTTGCTATAGTCTTTGATAGCATATCTGTTAAAGTCACGTATAATATAAAATTGATTCGGATCGTGTGTAAAAAGATTATCTATGTTTCTAAAAATAATCATATCTAAATCTAAAAATAATATAGTGCCTTTAAGGGGTAGATTAGGATCAAAAAAGTAAGGTTTGAACCACCAACCGGATAATGCGTGTGAAGGTAGGGGTTCTATGCGTATGTTATCATCGATACCGTTTGAATCTTCTGTAAAGCAAACAAATTCATAATCTATAGTTAAATTACGCTTAACCATATTGTATAATTTGTTTACATAGTCAGCAGAATATTTGTCACCGTACTTAAGGCATACTACATAATTTTTATGCGCAGGCCTATACACTCTAGTAGAAGGTGCTGCCTCTATATTTTGTACCTTAACGGGCTCAACACTTTTTTGCGGCAGAATTTCCACAGCGTCTACAGTTTTCTGCGCCTTCTCTATAGCCTTACGAGCTTTCCGCTGTTCTTTAGTTTCGCCTGGTATGTACTTCTTGGCCAAAATTACGCCTCATAAATAGCTGAGTTTGCTCCATGTTCTGCACACTCTACCCGTACAACATAACAGCGATTTTCTGTTTTTTCTCTAATTAGTTTATCTGCAAAATTAAATGCATGTTCCGCAAACTTCTCTGCACCTACACCATCAAAAACACGAACTTCTGCAAGTCCTTTATCTTGTAAATCAAACAAGTCCATCAGATGAGGATCTTTGTTGTCTGCACAAACTTTGTGATCAAACATATCTTCTAGCCAAGCTTTCAAAGGTTTTAGTCCTCCAAAGTCTACGGCCCAGTTTTTGTTGTCTAGATGATCACAACCAAATGTAAACGTAAATGCTAGACTGTATCCGTGTAGCAAATGACAGTGTGAATGATCTGCGTTGGGTTGACGAAACACTGCTGATAAGCCAATGTTGTGTCCGTAATGTTTTGTTGAATAGTGTTTTGCCATAATTATCTCCTGTATAATATAGCGGCAGAATTAGAAGGGATGACGCCAAGTCCTGTTATTAATATGTATTATATTATATGTTTGTAAGGTTGTCAACCTTTACATTAGACTTTTTCCATGCTTTAGGACATTGCCATCCTTGCAACTGATAGATTGTAAATTGTATTTTTGTGTAGTTCTCAAAGACTTTACCTATTTGATAAATCCAGTATCTAGGATCAACAGCACTTTTTTCACTTACAGAATAATTAGGTGTATCTTTATATACGTTGTTTACTTTTCCATCTACTCCATACAAATCAAAACCTAACAACCCTACTTTGTTGTTTTTAGTAAGAGTAGCAGCTAATAGCACAGCATACGGACCACTACCCCAGTGCTGTGGTAGATCGGGTCTTTCAAACCCTGCATACGGAAGACTAGGAACAATTCTTAATCTTTTGGCCTGAAATGCTGTGAAAAGATTTTCTCTTGTGTATACTAAACTGTTGTAGTTTGCGCCAGAGTCTAATGCCTCAGATATCATACGATTATCAACGCAAACCAAATGTTCTATGTCATAGTCTCTGTATATTGCATTACAGCCTACTTTTGACTGGTCAATAGAATCTATATCTATAGCCTTGCGGCTTTCCCCATTTCCTATTGCAATCATAGGCTTTCTTTTACTTCTTTTTTGATTTCTTTTAGATCTGAATCTACTTTTTCGATCTTATCTACAGTTTGTCCTAAAACCCCTGTAACTTTTGCTATAGTATACAAAGTCCACCACCACCAAACTACAGCAATCATAAACATAAATGAAGATAAAATTATGATAGCAATATCATAATATGTGTCCGTCCCTATAAAATTTATAAGGAATAGTGTTACCAGAGCAGTAGGTGGCATTACAGTTGCGGCCCATGCCCACCATTTGATTTCTAACAGTGCCTTTTTGTGAAAATTTTTCATAGCCTATCTCCTTGCCTTTGCAAATTATTTATTAGTGCAATTCTAAGAATTAAGTTATGATTTTATTTGACCAAAAGGTTTCCATTCGCCTGGAGTACCTGATTGTACACAAATCCAACCTACATAACCTGTTGGTTTTGGATCTGTATTCCATACAATAGCACCTTTCTTATATGTGCCTGCATCAGGTGCATCTGTTCCAGATGACATTTTTGTTTGTTGGAAACTTATTGGTCCTCTTACAGCAAGATCTACATCTTCAGGAACATTATTGACGTTGATTCCAAGTTTTGCTGTAACAGTAGTATCGTTGTGTAATACTGTATGACCGCTGGCGCTTATTGTGATTCTAGGTGAATTATCAGTTACAATAGATAAATTTGAATAACTGTAATTACCTAATTTAGTACCTTCTTCGTCAGAATCAATAACAAAGTCACTATCGTAAGAAACAATGTTTATTGTACCTTTCGGACTTTCTGTGCCAATACCGATGCTTTGACTATCTGAATTGTAAAAGATAGTTTCATCTAAATTAAGATTACCTTGTGTTCTAAGATTTTGAAGCACACCAACTTTGACAAGATTAGATGTTCTAACGGTTTTACCAAGTTCTTCTGCAGAAAGAACAGGAACGTTCCCAATCATATATGATTGTTCTTGATCAATATCAATGCTTTCTGTTGACCAAAGACGATCAGGATTTCCTCTGTAAATAAACTGTCTTGCACGGTTTTCAGCTGTCCAAACAAGGCCCTTGCCATAGATGCTTTGTTCATTTTCGCTGTTAAAATTAATTGATACAAGACTCTGCATCCGAACATCGTTATTCGTAATTGCATCGTTTAAAATGTTTTTTAATGAGTCTGCAATATTTTCTACCGCAGCATCTAATTGTTTAGTGTCAATGTTCTTCATACAATTATTTATCAAGAAACCTTGAGAAGCACTGTATCTAGATTAATTCTACCATTAAGTTTTGTGTCTGTAGTGTTTATATTATCTAAAAATTTACGTAATGCAACTTTTCCTGCTGCTTTGAACTCTTTCAATTGTTCATCAGGTTTGCGTAGTGTTTTTTGTAGGCTTAGATTTTCGTCAAAACCTTGAATAGTTGTGCCTTTAACACTAAATCCTGTTCCTTCTCTGTTCATTCCTTTAGGATCAATATTGCTTGCTATATATTTGCCAAGTTTTCGTGTTTTAACATTAAATACCCATAACTCGTTAGCACCTATCAAGGAAGCAGGATCAACACTTGCTAGTGAGTACTTAGGATCAGCTTTACAGAACTTCAATTTTTCTACCTGCTTAGATGCTGAACGCACCTTAGGCTTGCGCGGCTTACGTGTAGCCTTTGCTTTTTCAATAATAAAATCTAATTCAGTCATTAAACTATCGATTGCTGTGCGGTATTTCTTGATATCTGCCTTTTTTAGATGTGCATAACCTTCTTTTAGTTGTTCCCACAAATCTGCTTCTTGTTCATCCATCTTTGCCAACTGTCCTTTTGTTGGCATGCGCTCAAGTTCATCAAAATCACTTAATGCAGTTTCGTAAAGTGTTTTCATTTTACGTGCATGAGCTTGGCTAGGCTGTTGTTTGGCAAAATGGCGTTGTATGTCAAACCCTTTTGGGTCAAAGGCACTAGGATCTTCTGTCCATTTGTCTAACCATTCATCTACATCTTCTAGCATATCGTACGCTTGGTCACGTATACGTTCTTGTATAGACGGAACATACTTTTTCTTTGCAGGTTGTTCTTCCTCATTAACTTCTTCAACAACCTTTTCACCTTTAGCGATACATTCTTCTGCCCACGTGTGTAGATAGTGCGAATGCGGTTTCATCTCTCCGCCTGTGCCAGGTAGTGATTCCCAATATTCCTTATATGCAGGGTTTATATCAGGACAACCATCTTGGAGTATTCTAGCATATGTACCAAAGTTAGGGCGAGGATTACCTTTTTTAGCAGCCGCAATTTGATCTTTTGTATAACCATTATCTTTCATCCAACTAAAGAAATAAGGAATAAGATCCGCAGGCTTATATTCTTGGTAGTAAAAATCTACAGCAATTCTCTGTAATCTTCCAAAGGCATCTGGCGACAGTTTTTCCCAGCCATCAAAGCTAGGTCCTGCTAGTTTGCCGCCACGGCGCCGAGGTGCTGCTTTTACTTTTTTACGTGCCATAAAGATACTCTCCTAACAATGTTTTGCTAGTATATATGTTTGTTTACAAAATGTCAAGTATTTTTTCTGAATCTTCTGTCCAGTATACTTTTGTAATACCGTAATTCTCGATTACATTTGCACAGCCTTCACAAGGTTTAGCAAGCCCATGTACCCACGTCTTAGACCATGTATAAGGTCGTTTAACACGTACTATGTGTAGCTCGCACTGTTTGAGCTGCTCTGCTGTAATCAAGCGTAGTGCGCTTCGTATTGCGTCTACTTCAGCGTGTCTAAAACGCTGATCGTTACGATAACCTTGTGTAAGCATTAAAGGGTGTGTTTTAGGCTGGTTTACACCTGTTGCAATAAGATGTCGCTTGTACACAATACCAGCAGCCATAGGAACACGTTGTCCCCATCCTCCTGATTCAATCGCAAGACGAGTCAACATTTGCGTGATTCTAGACATTAGTCCCAAAGACCTTCGTAGTATTTTCCAAATAGCTTAAAACCGTTTGAGATACGTTCTTGTTCTTTTTGCATTGCGTCTCTTTCTGTTGCTATATCGAAACGCATATATACTTCTTCTTTGGTAACTTTAGAATCAAATGCGTATATCATTTCGTCTAACACCCAATCCCAACGCTTGTGCCAATTGTCGTCAGTGTCCCACTCATTCTCTTTGGCAGGAGCAGAAGTTGAACGTAGTTCTTCTGGTACATCTTCATCATCTACACTAGGAGAACCGTGTTTTGTTTTTTGTAATTGCTGAAGCATAGGTAACACAATCATAGCAAGTGTATAATCCATACTCCAAGTGTCAAACGGCTCTATTTCAATCCGTTCTGCTCTGTTCTTTCTATATGGGCCAATTCTAACCTTCACGTTCTAAATCCCAGATACAGCGTGGGTTTTCATACTTATAACTTTTCGTGTACCGCGAATCCTCTAAAGGTTTTAAATCGAGGAAACCGTAACGAATAAGTACCGTCTTGATTTTGTGTAATAGCATCTGCTCTTACCTCTACTAAATTTCCGATAATGCTGTTGCGACTATTCCAGAAATCATCACGATTAGCATCAGTGAAACCACTACCGACATTAACAGTAATTTGTCTGTCATCGTCGACTCCTTCGCATACAAACGCCCCAAGGCGCCCTTCGTTGCGACCAGTACCTTCTTCAATTTCTTTTACCTCCAATGTCACTTCAATAAACGGCTTTGCTTTTAGCCAAGCGTGTGTACGCTTACATTCGTACGGTGCATCTGGATCTTTGATCATTACACCCTCGTATCCACCGTCTACAGCCGCTTTATTAAGCTCTGTAAAGCGTGTTTGTCCTTCAGGAGTGTCTAAGTCTACATCTTCCCAATCCAGTGCTTGTACGTGCTCTAAGACGTCTTTATTTTGCTCTACCCATACGCTAACATATTGACTTCTAACGTGTTGTGGTTTGTCCCATACACCTTGTTGAAAGTTTTCTAGAGGAACTATATCAAACAAATGTAGTACAGCATCATTTGCTTCTACATTCTCTTTGCGATGCACTTGCTTCATAAGATCTTGGAAGTTAGCACTCATTACTTCGCCATCTAGAACAAGATCATACGGAACAGGTTTCTTAGCAATTACTTGTTCAATCTCTGCAATGATGTGTCCAAAGTTGTGAAACTGTTTTCCGTTACGGCTAAACATTTCTACTTTGTTGCCTTGAATAACTGTAATAACACGAACACCATCTAGTTTAATTTCAATCTGCTTTTGACCTACCATTTTCTTTTCGTGCTTGGCTGAGTCGTGTGCAAGAGCGCAAGTGAACACAGGAACAGTACCTGGTGCTACTTTGTTTACAGTTTTTTCGCTTACACCACAACGTAGGTCTTTGATAAGTATTCTGCGGTACCAACCGTTCCATTGTTCAGTTGTAGCAACACTCATTGCTAGTTCAATAGCATCACGAGCGGCGTGTCCTGTTAGTTCGCGATTTTGTAGTTTTTCTGCAAGTTCTTTAAACACAGGCCACGCAAGTCCTTGTCCAGTTAGCACGTCTGAGCGTTCTGGTACTTGCTTTACACCAAATGTTACAAGCGGATCAAGTGCCATCGTAAGACCTTCAAAGAACTCTGGAAGTCCTTCGTCCATTGCTTCTAGCAATAGTGCTTCTTTAGCTAGACGACTATTGTCTGCTTCTAGTTTAGCGATAATATTTTGTGGTTGTGTTCTCATTGCATTGCCCTTTCTACTTGTTTCAAAACTGCTTTTGAATGTTTACAATAACCGTGATAACCAAATCCCATACACTCGCACTCAAAACCTTTGTTAGTGAGTTCGACACCGTATGTTTTGCCTTTGGATCCCTCCATTGGCCATACGGTGCCTACCATCCAATGTCCTTCTGGATTGAACGCCGAGGGCTTCAAGTATTTTGCTTTGTATTTGCTCATGCCATCAACTCCTCAACATTAATTGGTGTAAAGTTTATTTGCTCTACACAAACACATTTGTAAGGACCTTCTGGAGAAGGATTACTGTGAACGTGTCCGTGCACGTTTATCACACTTTGTCCACCCCACCTTTTGGTTTCGCCTAATGTTTGAGCGTGTAATGGAGTGTGTGACAAAACCATACCAGGTAAATCAATCCACAACTGCATGTCCTTAAAGAACGGCGCAAGGAATTTAAGATTATCGTGATTACCTACAACTAATCTTTTTTTTCCTGGCAACTTTGCAAAGTTAGCTTCTAACCATTCTACTTTGTTGTGGCCGAAAAGGACGTCACCGCAATGTATAACAGTATCTTGTGGCTTCACGGTGTCTGCCCAGTTGTCTAACATGCACTCGTTCATTTGCTCAACAGAATCAAACAGTCTAGGCGGTTTACCGCTAAGATCAGTGAATGAAAGTATGGCTTCGTGATTAAAGTGCGTATCACTTATTAAAAATGTGTTAGCCATTGTGTGCCTCTGTATGTTTGCCTAATTAATGTATATATTATAGCAATAGATAGTGTATATGTCAACCATTATTTGTCAAAAAGACACCAAAAGAAACATAAGACAATCAATGACTTAGCTCTTTTGATATCTTTCTTTATAATATTGCTTGATAATTGAATAATCTCTAGCGTAAAACTTCTTTATTTTTTGTCTAAAAGCAGGATTTTTAGACACATAATTCTTAAGCCATTTTGTAGGAGCATGTTTTGCTTTTATTTCTTTTGCTTCGTTAGCATTCTCTATGTTCCCAGATTTTATATTATAATTTTCATATATTTCTTGAATGCCATTATCTTCTAAAACATAAAAGTCGCATTTATCAGGGTTAATAAAATAACAATGTTCAAATTGCGGTACTGTATGTTCGTCAAAAATCATCTTGTCTAAATCTAAAGTTCTGATATCCTTATTATTTCTAACGCAGTATTCAACAACACCACTTACCCAGCGCCTTAGAGGATCACGTAATAAAACAACGTAATTTATAATATGGCTATCATGGTTGTGCCTAGTAAATTCTCGCCTCCATGCATCTGAACAATTTCTACTTATAGTTTGTGACGCATTCTTAGGTATCAACAATATTGCTATACGACCTTTGCTTTTAGGTCTAGGACGATTACCTAGCCAATGTCCGTGACACAAATCAGCTCTATATGTAGCAAATATTTTGGGATCTAATTTTAATTTCATGCGTAAGTATTTACAAAAAAAGTGGAGTGAGCGACAGGATTTGAACCTGCATAAAACGGATTTGCAATCCGTTGCCTAACCTTTCGACCACGCTCACATGTTTGGTGGGGAAGGGAGGAATTCGCACCTCCACAGCTTTCGCGCCGAATTTACAGTCCGGTGGGCTCACTCGTGCCCAGCCTCCCCAAATTGGTCGGAGTAGTAGGATTCGAACCTACGACCTCTGCATCCCAAATGCAGCGCACTACCAGGCTGTGCTATACTCCGTGGCAGGCGAGTAGGGATTTGAACCCCAACGAACGGTTTTGGAGACCGCCATGCTACCATTACATCACTCACCCATAAAAAAAGCCCCCAAACAAATCAATGCTTAGGGGCTTTTAACGTACTAAAAAGTCACGTCAAGACAAACCCCTACCTCCTGGCGGGCACCAATACAAATAATTTGTTGCTGTCTTGAACATGTTAATATTCCTTCTAAGTATGTATATACTATAACTTCTTTGTATTTATTTGTCAACCACTTTTTCACATTTTGCTTTAGTTCCGCAATGTGGACAATGGAAGGTTGCTCTATCTATACAATATTTGTCTTCCATCGTTGCAAAAGTAAAGTAGCCTTTGCAACTGCTGCAAGTTAAGTGCCAAATAATTTCCTTGACTGCTTTAAACATTGTAAAGTATTTATTTACTGTGTTTGTCTTTGTAATCTTTTACGGCCGCTTTGATTGCATCTTCTGCTAAAACTGAACAATGTATTTTTACTGGGGGTAAGGAGAGCTCTCTAGCAATGTCGGTGTTCTTAATCTCAGTGGCATCGTCAAGAGTTTTGCCCTTGACCCATTCTGTAAGGAGACTAGAACTAGCAATAGCACTGCCGCAACCATAGGTTTTAAATTTTGCATCTTCAATAACACCGTCGTCATTTACCTTGATTTGTAATCTCATTACATCACCGCAAGCTGGAGCACCGACCATGCCAGTGCCTACACCGTCAGTATCTGGATCCCACTTTCCTACATTTCTAGGATTTTCGTAATGATCAAGAACTTTCTTGGAGTATGCCATAGACTGCTTCTCTAAAAGCAGGATCTTGGCCAAACTGAGATGCTGCTTCTGCTCTTCTCTTAGCTAGTACTAAGGGCGAGTTTGGCTTGCGCTTTTCACGGTATGCCCCGTGAGAGCTCATTTTAGCTCTTTTGCGCACTCGTCCACTAGTTTTCATTGTCTTCGCCATAGCGATTATTCTCCGTCAGTCTTTATTTCTATAATGGTACTTTTTAATACATCCTCGTATTTACCATCTTCAGTTTTTACCACAATTCTTTCACTTTCCGGCCGAACGTTATCTAGTATAACGCCCTTTACAGAGAGTGTTTTATCTTTTTTCCAATGTTTGTAAATTACTTCAACCATATAAACCTTGTGGAGCCGGAGGGAATCGAACCCACGACCTTCTGGATGCAAACCAGACGCTCTCCCTACTGAGCTACGGCCCCTACAAATGGTGCCGGATGCAAGAATCGAACTCGCGACCTTCTCATTACAAGTGAGCTGCTCTACCTGCTGAGCTAAACCGGCTAAATTTTATCTTCTAACTTTACAGTTAGGGCACCAATCGTTGTGCCCTAGTTCTGTTTTACATTCTGGACATTGTTTCACAGAATATTTATACGATTTTTCAATGCTTGAAAATATTTTTGATCATATATTCAGCTTGTGGATAAGAATCCATATAATTTACTCGACGGTCAACTTCGTCCCATCTTGCTAATTCTTGCCTTGTCTTGATTTCTTGTTTAGACATAGATGGTGTAAAATTATTGATATAATTTGATGTCGTATAGGACTGTGTCCAACTGTGTTGGATACCTTTTGTGTAACGCTTGTTTGACATTATTTTACCCTATCGTGCGTTGATTGAAATTGTAACCGGAATTTGATCGCCTACACTGTATTGATTGTATGTATAGCTACGGCCTTGAACACCGTTCCATTCATACCAAATTGTGTAATTTTTAATTTCCGTTTTTTGTTCACGCACTATTGTTTCGGTACATTGCTGTTGCAAGCGATATCCTGTGATAACTTGCTGATTTCTTGCTCTTTTGTTAGCAATGTCTGCTCCGACAATTGCGCCAAGAACAGTCATTGCATCTTTGCCTGATCCGCCGCCAACTTGATTACCGATCGCGCCACCGATTACAGCACCTAGCACAGTGTCGCCTGTGCTTGCTTGTCCACCTTGTACATTACCATAGATAGGTACTTCAACATCTCTACATTCTGTACGAGGAATGTTTTGATATACAGTTGTGTAATTAGGATCAATTCGTGTTACAGTTGCATATTGACTTTGTGCACTTGCAGACCCTGCAAATAGTAAGGAGCCAAGTACGGCTGATGTAGTTAATAATTTTTTCATTACAATCTCTCTAAAAGTTTCATTCAAATTATAATACTATATTTATAGATCTTTGTCAACCGTTAATTTAAATAAAATCGTTAGGAACTATTACTGTGGTTACCTTCACATCTGTAACACGATCATACCTAAAACTGCGAAATGCTTTACTCTCAATTGCCCAAACTGCAATTACTTTATCAGATATTTCACGAACTTTCTTTTGTGTTAAAGGATCGTCTTTTTTTGCAGGAGGCAACATACCTTCATATAGTGTACAGGGCATAACACGGGTATCACCGTTTAGTTTTGTAAAGGTTACTTCAACTACGCTTTTTTTTAGAAGAGCTATTAGTTCTTCCTTTGTCGGTATTCCCTTCAGACTTGCTACTGTCTCGCTTACCGAAGATACGTTCCCAACTTTCTCTGTATTTTGCATCGTCTGCACCTTTTCTTCGTCCACTACCTTTACCTCCATGCCATTTAGTTGTCATCGTTTCTTCCTATTTGAGAAAACACATAACTATAGTACAACGTTAAACCTATACCTATAGGAGCAATCATCATTACTGCTCCTATACCAATTACGCCTGCTGACATCATAGTTCTTCCCAAATTCCAATAAATTCAGCTACAGCAAAAAACAATGCCAATAGCACTGCTGATCCTGTTGCGGCTGCTCCAAGACAACCAACTAAACGCACTGCACTCTTAACTAAACTAAGATAAAAATGTTTTTTGCCAGGATCTTTAGTTGCTATTTCCATTATCTCTTCTCCACTACTTTATCTGCAAATCCGTTATCAACTGCTTCTTGTGCTGACAAAAATGTATCAAACTTCATGGTTTCGAACAATTCATCAAATGTTTTGCCTGCGCTATTGTGTTTAACATACAATTCTGTGAGGCGTTCATTTAATCGCTTGCTTTCTTGTAAGTGGCGAATGTTATCTTCCATTTCAAGCTCTTGTACATGCACACTGCCACCTGTGCCGCGGGTGCCTGAGCTTACACGGTGAATCATTGTACGACTCTCTGGCAACACAATACGTTTACCTGCTGCACCTGCTTGTGCTAAAAATGAACCCATACTTGCTGCCTGGCCGCTTACAATAGTGCGCACATCACATTTGATATATTGCATAGTGTCGTAAATAGCAAGACCAGATGTTACTGAACCTCCAGGGGAGTTAATGTACAAATTAATATCCTTGTCAGGATTTTCACTTTCTAGATACAACATCTGTGCCATAATAACATTTGCCATTGTATCTTCTACTGGACCGTTTAACATAATGATGCGATCCTTCATCAAACGTGAATAAATATCCCACGAACGTTCGCCGCGTGATTCTTGTTCAACTACCATAGGAATTAGTGGCATTATTTTATCTCCGGTAAAGGTTTTGTGCTGATAGTATCATGATAGTCACCGTCTGCACTATAGTCTCTTGATGCAATTTCTTTTACCATCATTCCGTTTTTGTAACGGTACGTGGTTATTTCTCTACGTACCACACCATCTATGTCAGCGTCAAAAGCTGATTTAAAAGGCCCATCAGTCATTAGCGTCCTTCCTTGATATATTTTACTTCAGGACCGGCTGAAGTAAATTCCATGCCATGAGCATTACCAACATATGTGCGTCCATTCCAACGCATTGGAATTTTGTTAGTTGCAAGAAATGCATCAAACGATACATTTTCTTTAAAATTATCTGCTTCAGCTTCTGCACTTACTCCGCTATTTGTGTTTGTAAGAGTTGCTTTATTATCTACAATAGTTCTCATTTCTTTCCTAGTAATTTTAAGTTTAAAACAAAATTTTCTACAAGTAGTTTAACAATAATTGCGCCATCTGTCAAGCTATTTCTTTCCATTTCAAGAACGTGTGCTGCCATCATTACATATGCTTGATCTTCTGAAATATTTAAATCTCCCCAATCTATGGGATCAAATTCTGCTCCTTCTTTTGCAAGTATTACAAGATTACGAACAGCTTCATTATCTATATCAAACATATCACTCATTAGTTTGTTTATCTAACTCCTGTTTTAGTGTATATCCTAAACAAAAATTTTCAACTAATAATTTTGACATACTAGCCATTGCTACAGCAGCTCTTTGATTTTCTGGCAAATTATCTAATTGCTCAAATACGTTCTTTGCCATTGCTGTATAAATTTCATCTTTGTTCATGCCAGCTTTTTGAAAATCAAAATCAATTGACAATTCAGCGTCTCTTGCTAATTTTGCTATCTCGTTGATAGCTTGGTTTTTTTCTGTAGTTTCGTCCATACTCACTCCTAGTGTATAGTGCCATTATATAATGAATCATCATTAGGGTCAATACCCCAGTGTTCTTTGATTAATTCAACAATTGCTTCTGGCACTTCTTCGTCATCGCTGCCTTTAGGAATCCAAATTCCTTTCAAATTTCCATCTTTATCTAGTATGAAGCCATAGTCTGACTCATCTAATGTATCTTCAAAACCTAAATAATCATGATCCATTTGGCCGCATTCCTTTTCTAGTAAATTCTTTTGCTCTTTTTGTAACATCTTTGTTACTCAGTCTAGATTGCGAAAGATACTCTTTCCATTCTTTGACTAATTTTTTATTTTCCTTTTTGTTAAGCTCATTCTTTTGCAACGAACTTTCCGTCCTTAATTACAAAAACACCGTCGAGGCCAGTAGATCTAATATACTGTCTACCGCCATCAATCATTTTGCCATCGACAAAAATACAGTCATGATGACTACACGAATAGTACCAATGATTGTCTTTGTCTTTGATCATACCAAATTTAAAGTCTTCAACAATGTCTGCATTACAAATCATCATACGATCATTCATTCTATCGTTGTACAATCCAAAGTAACGATTTCCAAACTCAGGATGTGGTGTAGCTCTGTAGTAAACATCTACAGGCACATCGCTTGCTTTCAAGTCAGTAGTACACACATACTTAACAGGAACGCCATCTTTTTCAGTGTAATGTGATTCTATTTTTTCTCTGTCAAATTGATAAGGGTGTTTAATATCCATTAATCTTCCTCTCCTTTGATAATAAACCAAAGCATCATTAAAGTAACAAATCCTATTCCTAGTAAAAACTCAAGTAATGTAATCATCTTTCACTTTCTTTGCAATAGTTTTGTGAATACCAGGATTTACTTTTAGTACATGTGGCATCATTTCGTGTCTAATATAGTTTCTAGTATAACACGTATCTGCGTTGCTGTCATCCTCTAAATAAGGCACATTGTGCATTGCAGCCCAAAGTTCTAAATCACGTTTACGAGTACCACGAAAAGGACGAATGACACCATTTCGACGATAAGGAATAATTTTGCCTGTTCCGTGCATTGAGCTCCATACCCAAGTTTCTACACAATCATCTAAATGATGGCAAGTAATCACTGGCAAGTGATGCTGTGAAAACAAGTCCATCCATTTGTAGCGTTCGTCACGCCACCACTCTTCTTTGCTCATTCTTTTAGGCTTTGTACCTTGAGCAATACCACGAATTTGAAACGGCAAGTCGTATTTCATAATATAACGTCTTACTAGGTCTTCTGCTCTTTCGCCATATTCTGTTCCGTGATTAAAATAGTAGACTTCCACTTCATGATTGCGGCGAAGAAAATCTAATGCTGCCATTGAGTCAACTCCTCCGCTAACAGCAATCATTACTTGCCTTGGAATTTTACCTTGAATTTTAATCATTGTGATAACAGTCTAGCGAGTGCTACACTATCAATAGAAACTAATAGCATGTAATTTGCTAACATACCTGTGCTCCTTCTTGTAAACGCTGCCCATGCAAAAATTACACATTGAGTAATAAACAACGGATATAACAAAAGAAACGGAGGATTAGGCACTGTAAACATCATAGTGACTGCGCAAAATATACTTAAAAACCACGCAACAATTTCTAATATACATCGTGTAGGATTTTCTTGCCAATCTTCTTTAATCCAACTAATTATACCATAAATTATATTTTTCATACGTCACTATTGTCGTTCCATTTTAAAATTTCAACTTCTCCGTCTGCATTTTTACGATGACGTAGAAAACCATTTTCAATTAGTGTGTCAATAGTTTTACCGCTTGCATCAATGTAAGTAGACTTCAACATCAAAAAATACGTTGCAGCTGATCCTGCAAAATATGCTCCAAACAACCACATTACATTTTCTGTAAACATTTTAACCTCCAAAAAACCAAATAAGTGCTGAAATTAAAACAATCCAGCCTGCATATTTCCAACCTAATCTAATTGCACCAAAGATAATTGCTAATACTACTCCAACACTAAATCCCCAAACAATTAAAGGTTGTATTACATACCAGGCTAATTCTAAATCACCACCCATTATGCTATCTCCGCAACAAAATTATTTCTACCCCAGCCTGTATATTTACTTGCATTTCCGTATTTCATATAAACTTGCTGTTCAGCTGTACTTTCACTGACACACTTTACAAGATCAATATGTTTGACTTTTTTGCCGTTAGCATCTACAAGATATACGTTATAATAATTAAACATATTACACCTTATATAGTTTTACATAGTTTAGACGAGTTTCGTTTGCATCAAACAAACGATTTTTAGTTTGTGCCTTTACTTTGGCTTTGATGCGTTTGCTATCACCAATTGCATGATCATACTTGTTCATAAACGACACAAGGTTACCGTCTGTAGTAACTGCGGTGTAGTTATATGACTCCCACTGTGCGCTGTATCTCTTGTCAAGGATTTTAATCACTGCTTCTACATTGTCTTTATCTTGTCCAAGGTGCGCACTGTCACGATATTCTACACGGATCTCTTTCTTAAGGCCGTTTTCGTGAATGTCACGTTTGATAAATTCTGGAGCAAACGCAATGCGACCCATGCCTGCAACTTTTACTTCATCTTGTGAAAGCTCTCTAATCATATCCTGTTTGAAACTATCAAGATCGGCAAGTCCAAGCATAACATACCGCTTCATCCACTTGAGGGCTTCTTGTACAGAATTATAATCTTGTGCATTAGGTTCGAACATTTCAAAATCATCAGGGACATAACCACCACGTTTCTTCTCATAATAAAAACGCACAAGATCTTTATTTGGAAAATGTGTTGGATTGTTGTCGTCTGAAAAACGACGAAGGTCTTTGTTATAAGTTTCGCCGTTGATACGATAGGCTGCATATGCAACAGCTAATGCATCTGTCAATTTAACAGTTTTCATAGGTAAAACTTCAGGTTTTGCAGGAATCTTGGTTGCCCAACCAATTGCGCCAGAATAATTTGTATGTGCTGTCATTGTGTGCCTCTGTGTGTTTGCCTAACTATTAATAATAGTATAGTACCAAAGGCACACATTGTCAACCATTATTCAAACAATTCTTCAAAAATTTCTTCATTTATTTGGGGTTTTTCCATGCCTGGATGGCGAACTTTTGACAAATCTTTTGGTATCTTTTGGTATATTTCCTCAGGAACAAAGAATCGATCCATAACACCTTTAATTCTCTGCCAATCAGATCCTAGATCATTTCCTTGGAAATCTGTGGTTACATAGTTACCAACTTGCTTATGAAACAAGTCAAACATATCCTGCGGAGTATAACCAAATTTCTTACACTGCGCTTCTACTATTTCTAGTTGCACCACAGGGCGACAACGTTGAATAGTTTGTAAAGCACCTTTGAGAATTGGATATTCATATCCTTCGCAATCTACTTTGATTGCATCAACATCTTCAAAGTTATAACTGTCTAATGTGTTAACTGTAACATCATAAACTTCGTATTTTGTCTTTTGTTTACGTTCTTCTGTAAGAATACAGTTGTGTCCTACATTATTAGGATGATCTTCCATTTGAAAACTGCCAGCAACATCACCTAGTCCTACATTGTGCAAATGTACATCAGCACTCATTGTCAGACTTGCAAATGTTTTGTCAGGAAATTTATACCAGCCATCTGCATGATCAGGATCATGTTCGCTCATTACCTTTTGACTGTTGTAGTAACGTCCTTTAAGCTCTACGTGTTGATTAAGTTCTACGTTAGCTTCTGCTAGTGCGAATGTGCTAGGTGTAGGTTCAAAGCCGTGAACTGTTTGAGCCCATGTAGCATACTCCATTGTGTTGTTAGCAACGTTCATACCTACGTCAACAATAGTACGTGCATCAGGAACACACTTGCGTAACCATTTTAAATTTCTGCCTTGGTATGGGCCGTTTTCTCTTGCAAAGCGTTGCACGTATAGCGCATCATCTTTCCATACCCAATACAACCGACCCATGCGATTGTGTATTAGTTCTTTAGTTGTGTCTGCCTGTAATTGAGGATATAGTGTTTTGAAATGATTTATATCCCATTCTTGCCATTTATAATTTTTCATGCCTTTTTCCATCTGTCTTTAAACTTGTCAGGATAAAAGTTAGTAGCAATTTCTGCTGCATCATTCCTAACAAGAATATCTAAGTTCGTATCATTTAGAACTGGGCTTGTACTGCTCTTAGGTTCTTTGTTATACGTACTATTATATATTTCTTCTTTGAAAGTGTCAAGTTGAATCCGGCTTATGTTTTCTAACTTAGCTCTAAATTCTTGGAAGTAAGCATTTCGATTCCAGCGGTTACTGTTGACTTCTTGTATTGTGCAGTTTGTAACTTCTTCAAAACCGTCGTCTGTAAACTGTAGGACATTTGCACCTACATTAGCATAACGCCAAAAAGGAGCAATGTTGTTGTTTAGATTATCGCCACCATCTTTGCGCTCTGTATTATGTACAGTCACAACAAGACTATGGTCTACTACAAAACGCACCATACTTAACGGATCGATCTTATTGTTGCTAAGAATTTTATTTAAAAGAAGTGTTTTAATATGATTCACTTGAAAGTTGTGTTCGCAGTGAAAACCACCTTCTTTAGTATGAAACTCTTTTGTAGTTAAACCACCTAATCCTAACTTTTGCATTTCTAACAATGCTTTACCTGTAATTAAGTCAGCACCACTGTTACCTGTCTTCTGTGTTGTGTTAAGCACATCGCTTTGTGTTTCACGAATACAAAATCCTAGTGCATTATAGTTTTCATTACTGGCTGTTTTATATCCTTCTCCTGCACTTGATCCGCCCATAAAGTGATGCTTGAACCAATGATATTCGTTTAGTTCATTTGCATCTTTCGTACCTACTGCATTTGCAAAAGAACGTAAGTCGCTCGCAAGAAAGTGTAAGCGGAGCCCCCACTTACATGCTTTCTCAATCTGTTTGTTTACGTCTTGATCAAAGAATTTCTTAAGGTTCATTGTAGCCTCTGATTTTGCCTAACTATTGTTTATAGTGTAGCATCAGTAGGATGTTCTGTCAAGTTTTTTCCGCCCAAATAATCTTTGTCTCGATAAGTTTTAATCATATGACACCGAACGCACAATGTTCTAATGTTATCTGCTGTATCTTCTCCACCTTCGCTTTTTAGAATTTGATGATCTCCGTGCATTACACCGCGGATAACTCGCATACGATCATAGTCATCTTCAATACAACTAATCTGAGGATCTTCTCTAGGATCGTAGCTACATTCTTCGCATACAAAGCCTCTATGAAAAGTATGCAAGCGATCTAAACGTCCTGGTCCGCCATACTCACGTAGTTGTACTTGATGTTCTCTACACAGGACATCTTGGCCAGGTCCCTTGCGCTCAGTGATAAAATTGTCACAATCCTTATGCACACATGTTTTCTGTTCTTTAAAAATGATGCGCATTTGCGCATCACTCTTAAATTCATCGTGCTTTGGATTACGGAATGGCATTACCAAAGGTCCTTGTTAAGTACACGGAATTCTGTAGAACCATAGTAACGTGGCACAGGATGTTCCAAACTCTTACGTAGCTGTGCAGTTAGATAGGTTGCACCATGTGGAATTTCTTTACGTGGTTGAGGTTCTGGACGATACATTTCGTCCCAGCTTGCATAATGATCTTTGTGCCAGCTGTAGTATGTGCTGTACACTTTGCCCCAGAATGTTCCTTCTGGACTAAAGTCTGCATCAAACAGGTCTTTCATTACAAGTGCAAGATCCTGAATATATTCGTCAGTTACAACAACATCTTGATCTTTACACGCACTAAAGTACCAATACATCATTACAATTTCTTTTGGCTCTGTTGCACGTTCTTGTCCTACGGCAGCAAAGTATTTTGCAAACCATTGTGTTACAATAGGATCATGTTTAACAAGCTCGTTCAAACGACTAATAGCACCTGCTTCTTCGTGGTCGCCAAACTTTTCGTTTGTTGCAAAGAGTTCATACGCTTCTAAATATTGCTGTTTAAGTTCTGCATCAATCCAAGCTGGGTTAGTACTACCGTCTACACGAACACCGTAGATCATTTGCATGAACAAATCAATTTCGTCAAGTCCTAGTTTATCATCACCATTAAGACCAATAAAGTTTTCGCGGATTTCTGCTTTCTTGCTCATAGGGTACACAACAATAGGTACCATACAATCTGCAAGTTTATCACCAAATACTTTACTAATAATAGTATAAAGTGCAATAGCAGTATGCTGACCATCCCATGCAATGTAATATCCAGGTTTGTCTGGATCTTCATATACTTGAATAGCCATTACTTTGCTTTCAAGAAAGCGACTGATAATTTTCATTACCCAACGGAAGTTGAGTGGTCGTTGCATAGTAGTATCAATAAGAATCTTATCAATAGAAACTTCTAACGCTTTACAAAGTTTAAGATCGCTAAACTTATTCCATTGTGGGTTGTTTGCTACAAACTCTTTAACTGCGGCTTCTAAACGATAACTGTTGAACTCGTCTAGTTGCTCGTTCAAACGTTCTTTTAGTGTCACAAAGTGACTGTCTTGTTTGTGATATCGTGAGTTAATCTTACGTGCATAAGATTCAATTGCTCGTCGTTGTTGACGGTTAGGTTTGATCATAAATTGTTCCATAGCATTTGCCTTTTCTTGTTTGCCTATGTGTAAGTAAAACATCTTTTTATTTTGATGTCAACCATTAATATCATATGTCCATTTGTATTGCCCGAGATCATTGGCTTCGCAATATTGAATAAACAATCCTGCTTCTCTACCATGAGCTTCAATCTCCCACGGACTATCCCAATAGTTGAGATTATCGCTCATCCACTTGCCTTGCCAGCGATGTTTTGCATTTCGTGCACCTACATAAAGTTCACCTCTAGCATATTGTTTTACATGAACCATTTCGTGAGCAAGTACTTCTAGTAATCTACGAAGTTTAAGTCCTCTATGCAATTCAATTTCAAACGTTCGAGGACGATCGTGCCATTGTTCTTCATTAGACAAACAATAACCGTAAGCATCTTCTAGTTTAGTTAATTTTACATGGATGTAAAGATCTTTCATTCTAGGCAATAGTTTTTTTACGCAAAACTCTGTCATCGCCCGAACGTGTCTCTTTTGACTTGCTGACCCACCAGTAATCTTAATTTGCATAGCTACTCTCACAAGTGTTTATTTGTACAACTATTATAGCAAGAATAGCTATGCTTGTCAAGCATATTAAGATTAACTAAATCAACAACTTATAAATCTTCTTGTTCTAATTCATCGTCAACTGTTGGAGTTTGATAGCCTTTGAGAGCAGAATCATCTGTGATATTTCCTAATCTAATGCTTTTGCTTGTTTTTACATATTCTCGTAATTTGGCTACAGATCCAGGACCCTCCCAAACACTATTAAGTTCTGCGTTGATCTCTTCTAACGGAATAGAAGATAGCGTATGTCCTCTCCCTAACCATTTGCTATCAATCCTATCATAAAACTTTTCAAAAAGATATTCTGATAATGGTTCAGCAATCAGGGAGTGATCAGAGATGTTAAAAGTGCCAGAGAAAGTATCTAGCGTACTAGTAAAGTTTGACATAATGTCCTCTTATAGTCTGTAAGTGATCCGGCCCTTGTTAAGATCGTATGGTGACATTTCAACTCTTACTCTATCGCCCATTACTAATCTTATCCTATGCTGTCTTAACTTGCCGCCGGTATAACAAGTTATGACATGTTCATTTGCAAGTTTTACCTTGAACATCTGACTTGGAAGTACATCAATAATTTCGCCTTCCAATTCTATAATGTCATCGTTCTTTGCCATTTGTCTCCTTCTTTGATATGGTGATGCGTCCTTCTTCTGAATTTATAAGCAATGTGTCGCCTTCAACCCATCCCATCTGTTCTAAAATTTCTGGGGGTATATTCATTAGAACATTTTCGTCGTCCCCTTCAATATCTTCAAATATATCTTCTACTTTGTATGTTATTACTTTTGACATATGGTATTTATTCGTAGCTTACAACTACTACATTCTCCTCTTTGTCTGGAATTTCAAAAGATCTAGCATGCTCAAGAGCATCATGTATGTCGTCAAACAACAGAGGTTCAAGATCAAAACAATGATCAGTTTGCTTTGTTACGTAAATCCAATCATCTTCTTGCTTATTGAAACAAATCATTATTGCATATTTCATTGGTTGGCATATCTCCCCATTTCCATTTCAAAGTTTTGGGCTGCATAAATGTTTTCAAAATGAAAAGTATGTTCATAGACATTTGTCCAAGTAGTGCAACTCCATTCATACTTTTCGCACTGTCTTTTACACCATGTTTTTCCTTTGTCAACTACATCACTATGAAGTCTAACTGTATAACCTGGTAGCCAGCTCTGTTTGTATTCAAATATTTGTTGTGGGGTCATTTTAGTCACAAAGATTAAACGCCATAGTTGATCTGATTGCTCCAGGTTTACTAGGTTCTACTGCATGACTTAACCATGCTGGAAATAAAACAACTGTTCCTTTTTTTGGAGGAAGTGCAAATAATCCGTGAGTAACATCTGTTTCTCTATGTCGTTTTGCAATTGATGTGTAAGGATTAGGAGATTCAAACACTGTCATTCCTGCATGTTCATTTGCTCTTATCCAGTAGATTCCGCTCACGCCATGTATACCGTGTTTATGGACAGGATGATAATCTGCTGTTTCGCAATAATCCTGTGTCCAAGCATTAAATTTCATTTGAGGATCTACAGAAATACCTGTCATATCACAAAAACTTTCTATATTTTTATAGAAAGCTTCCTTTAAATCTGGTAAGTCTTTATCAATGTCTATTATCTTTTTTTCCTCGTGAAAGTCTGAACTATGAATAGAATGTCTAGGAAGTTTTTCTAATCTGTCAAGGAACATTTCCTCTACTTTATCTGCTAATTGACTATCTATTTCGTTCCAGTATATCGGAGTAGGGAATAAAGGTCTTAGTTCCATTAGAAATCCAAATCTGCTGCTACTACAAATCTATCTTTAAATGATTGCAAAACTCCAGGTCGATGATAGATTTTACCTGGATAAATCATCCAATTTGCTGTGCGCCAGTCTGCAAAAAATTTTGTATTGTCTTCTGCCAAAGGGCCTTCTGGCGCCATTTCTGTTCCTGCTTTTTCTAAATCTTTTACATCGTCGGGTAACTGCAAATAAAATACACCACTTATTGTTTCATTCTCACTGACGGCGTGATGATGCCAAAGTTTTTCTGGTTCTTCTACTAGTTTTAAGGAAGTTTGAACTCCCCAGCTTCCTACTTTTTTAATTTGTACTTCTTTGCCTAAATAAGCAAACACACTCCAAATAAAAGCCATTTTGAGTTTGCTCCAGTGTTCGCCTTTGTGCCCAAAAATATTAATATTGGTTTGAAACTTAGGACTATTTTCCCAATACTGTCCTCTGTCAATTAGAGAAAAAATATCTTTAACAAGTAGTTTTCGATCTTCTTCTGTAATCAAGTTTGACCAATCATAATGTGTGTATAGATTGTTTTGCATAGATACCTTTCTAAGTTTTATACTATAATAGCAGATAACTTAGAGTTTGTCAAGTGTTAATTGCCACGAACTTTGGTAAGTTTTTTGAGAAGTGCGCCTTTTTCTATTAGATTGTTCATCTTATCTGCTCCATACTTTGCACGTATGCGGATAAGTTCTTCTTTTGGATTTTCTCTATTGTAGAAGATCAAACTAGGCCAACCTGGAGTACCGTCTTTTGGTTTACTAACAGTCATTTTTATATCAAGATCAAGTTGATCTCTATCTAGTAGTCTATCTAATTTTTGAAAGTCTAGCACATAATATTTGTTTCTTTCAAACTGGGCTAGTTGTACAGCTGGATCATTGTAGGTTCCGTGTTCTTTGATATTGTTTACAAATTGTTTCAACCATTTCTTTTCTGCGTCATCATCGGAGCCAGCCAACTCTTTGTGGAATTCGTCTCCTGCCTTTTTGTAAACAGCCATTACAGCATCTCTTAAATTTTCTGCACCTAAATATTGATTACCAACTGCTGATACATCTACGCCAAAATCTGCAAAGATTTTTTTGTATGCTTCCCAGCCATACTCGCCATGAGCTTTCTTTTTACTGCGCACTGATGTGCCGCCTGCTGCCGCCTGCCCAAATTGGCTAGTAGTGCCTGCCTTCAAACTTAAATCAAAACGCTGTTTTCTTTCTTTGCCTTCTTCGTCTATATATAACATATAGATATCAGTTTTGCGGCCTGTCATGTCTGATACACCATCAGCAATAACATGAACTGTATCAGGACGCTTATTGTTTTCAAAGAATCTTGCAAATCTATCAACAATTGCTGCATCATTTACATAATTAATACAATTGTTTATATAGCCTAGCATTTCTTTGTCAGCAGTCATAAACTCCCAGTCTACAAAATCTACATAATTTTTCATTGGTAGTTTTACTGTAAGTTTAAAATTATCTGTAATGTCTTCTGCTTTCGCAGGGAATGTAATTTCGCCGCCGCCAGACTTTAGTGTAGGGTCCGGAGCCTGTGTGTTTGCAAATCTATTAATTATTGCTTTTACATCATCTGCAGATACATCTCTGCCAGGACGAGTTGCCAATCTAGCTACAGTGGCAGCACCCAACACACCTTCCATAGTGTTACCACGATTTGCCATTTTGCGCTCACCAGTTTCTGATTCACCAGTTGCACCAAATTCGCCAGTTTTTTCTAACTTAGACATTGTTAAAGTTTCGCCTTCAGTAGACTGAAACTTTAATGTTCTAGTTTGTCCAGAACGGATAGCATTTACAATTTTATCTTTTTCTGCAGGATCAATTTTTACAGTGCCTGTATTTCCTACACGCACAAAGTCTTCACCGCGATCTATTTTTGCTAAAAATGTGTTTAAACGATCGTCGCCGTGTTTAACTAAATCATTAGCGGAAAGTTGTCTTTCAGATAAAATTTCACTGTAACGCATTGCTTGTTTCCCATGTTTAGTGTATTTATACGATTTTAGGAAACAACATATCTCTACAGAACACTTCTACCTCATCTTCAGGTAGGCCTAGACTTTTCATTACATTGGGCGTATGTGGATTTTGTTGCTGATTATGACAATAGTAATTTTGAGATGCAATTACTTCGTCTCTATTTCCAGCACCATTAAAAGCTGGTACTTCTTCAAACCATGCACGTAAATTGTCTAGCGCAATTTTAATAATTGCAACGGCTTCTTCTTCTGTTTTTACATTGCTGGCAGCAAGCATTTTATCTGTAAAAATGTTGCGAGCCCATTCAGGCAGTTCTCTTTTTTTACTAGGAACAAATTCTTCTACACTTTCTTTGTAACCGTCAATCATTGGATGGTCAAATGTGGCACTTGGTGAATAATCATGAAAGGCTCCAGTCATTTTATTTTTACCTGCAATTACATCAAAGCCGTATATAGGTGCATCATTATTAAGTATTGGGAAGCAACATACGTGCATCATCCAAAGACCTTTTGTGTCTCTAGCATCTACAACATCAATATGAGCACGACGAACGCTATCATTACTCCATACCCTATTAATCCAGCCGTTATCTGGTTGATTGAATGCTGCAAGTCCTGGCTCTTCAATTTCTGTAGCATGTTCATCAAAAATATTAATGATTTCATCTTGGCATTCTATTAGTTTATCCCAAATAGCACTCATAAAATTTCTTCCATTTGTTGAAATGCCTTAGTAGCAAAATCAAAACATATTTTAGCTTCTTCGGCCATGGCATCTGTTGTTTGAGATCTGATATGTTCTTTAATTGTATCAACATCTCCTTCAAATTGATACATTTTACCTGAGCCCGGAACACGCTTTGCTATCATCTGCCCTCCACTTAAATCTCCCATATGTCGCACATAAACATGAGCCATTAACTTGTCAGCATCGTGCTTGATAGACATGATATGATCCATGTATTCTTTGACAACGGGTAGTAAAGGAGGTTGATCAGGATTGCCAACTCCCCATAGCTCTTGATAGTCTGCATGTATCAAAGGAGCTCTTCTTATGCCGGGCAAATTATCAAAAATGCCTTCTGCCATTGCAAACATCTCTAATATATTATATTGCGGATGCTGATTAAATAAAAAGGTAGCATATCTTTCTTCAGATATACCACCTAAAAGTTCTTTAACAAAAGCCTGCCTTTCAGCATTTTTGTGATGTTCCCAAGTAAGCTCTTTCAGATTGCTCATTATGCCTCTTCTAATTTTGTCTGTAAAGGGAATCCGTTAGCTCTACTTAGATTAACCACCTCTACACTTTTCATCTCTGCTACTTCGTAATTATATGTTCCTACAACTGCTGCACCTTCATTGTGAATTTGCATAGTTATAGCTTCGCTAGATTGCTGTGAGTGTTTAAAAATTTGTTGCAATATTTGTATAACAAAATTAATCGGTGTATGCTGATCGTTCAACATAATTATGTTGTACTTACCAGGTAAGCTTTCTTTGATAACTATTTTTTCGTCAATGATTACTTCTGTATCTACGCTCATTAATATCTCCTAGGTATAAGTGGGGGAGACAGTGCTCCCCCTAGACAATTACTTGCTGTCTAATTCGCCTTCAATATAAGAATTATCGTTGATCTTAATTCTTTTAGGCTGTAGTTCTTCTGGAACTTCACGTTTCAAGTGAATGTTGAGCATGCCTAGTTCAAGGCCTGCACTTTCTACTTCTACGTGATCAGCAAGTGTAAACTCTCTACGGAAATTGCGTCCACCAATTCCCTTGTGTAGGTAGTTTACGTTTTCATCACCTTTCGGAGATGTACCTTCAATAATGAGCACATTTTTATCTTTGGTAATTTCTAAGTTATCCATACCAAACCCAGCAACGGCAAGAGAGATCATATACTCGTCTTCGTTAATCTGTGAAATGTTATATGGGGGATAACCGTTACTTTTGCTATTTGCGAATTGTCTTTCCATTTCATCAAATAGTCTATCAAAGCCAATAGTTGCTCTGTGAAAGTGTGGTAAGTCTAGAGTTGTTAGTCTTGTCATTTTATTTCTCCTTTTATATAAGCAAGATTAATGTATGAACCCTTTCGGCGTTCAAGTTTATTTATCATTTGCCAATCGTACTCGATTCATAAATTGCATTATGAGTTTGGGTACAACGAACAAATGTTGTACACTTTGACAAGTGCTTCAATCGCACTGCCCCAGCGTATGTGCAGGTGGATCTAACACCCCCTAAGATCTCTTGTACTGTATCAGCTACGGATCCTTTGTAAGGTACTAGAACCGTCCTGCCTTCTGATGAACGATAATCTTTAAGTCCACCAAAATGCTTTTCGTTTGCGCTTTTACTACTCATACCGTAGAATTGCACAAACTTCTTTTCTTCTACTACTGGAGTATATTCAGGAAATGAAATTGTATTGTCTGTTCTTATCATTTCATTAGTCTGATATAATTTTGTAATTACTTCACCACCGCCTTCATCGTGTCCAGCAAGCATACCACCTAGCATTACAAAGTCTGCGCCGGCAGCAAAAGCCTTAGCCACGTCACCAGGGCAGGTACAGCCGCCATCAGCAATAATATGTCCACCGAGACCATGAGCCGCATCTGCACATTCGATAACTGCCGAAAGTTGGGGATACCCCACGCCAGTCTGAATGCGAGTAGTGCATACACTACCAGGGCCAATTCCCACTTTAATGATATCTGCTCCAGCAAGAATCAATTCCTCCGTCATTTCGCCTGTGACAACATTACCTGCGATAATTACAATGTGCGGATGCTCTTGTCTAAATTTTCTAACAAACTCTGCAAATCGTTCTGAGTATCCGTTTGCCACATCAATGCATACGTATTTTAGGTTGCCGTCGCACATTTTATATACATTTTGAAACTTGCAATAATCACTATCTGTAATGCCTATACTCATAGCAACATAGTTAGTACGATTGTAGTCATCAGTATCAAAGAAGTCTATAAGTTCATTGTCAGTATAAGTTTTAACTAGACAAGTAAAAATACCTTCTCTAGCAAGACTGTCAGCCATTTCAAATGTACCAACACCGTCCATATTACTTGCCATAATAGGAACACCTCGCCAATGACGATGTTCTACATTATCTGGAAAGTCTGGTTCGTAGTTACGAAATGTGTAACCACGTTGCAAATCTACTTCTTTGCGACTGCCAAGTGTTGAACGCTTAGGCCGTATAAGAACGTCCTTGTAGTCTAGTTTTACATCTTCTTCAAGACGCATATATTACTTCCTTCTCATTTTGGCAATGTCAACATGTTCTAGTTCCATTTTAGACAACTTTTTAATCCATCTGGAACGAGCTGCTGCTTTTGCTTTCTTGCGCCTTTCGCTTGGCTTTGTGTAATATTCGCGCTCACGCAGTTCTTGCAAGATACCTGCTTCTTGCACTTTCTTCTTAAACTTGCGTAGCGCAAAGTTAAAGTCGCCATTACGTACTTCTACATGCAATCCTTTTACTGGATTAGAATCGTTATTGTAATTACGGCGTTTCATATTGTCTCCTTTGTTTATTATATAATACACGCAATAGTGTTGCTAGTCAACCTCTTTTTGAGGAAGAAATGATAAGTCATAAACTTGTTTAGAACTTATATGTTTATAGATTGATTGTTCGCTGTTAGAGAACCAATAGGTATTTGACTTAGATATCAAAAAAGATATCATTGGTCGAAAAAAATCTATCGTATTATCTATGTCTAATATTGTATAGTTAGAAGATGCACAAAGTTGGAGTATATAATTTACGTGCTCTTTTTCGTATGTGGTTTGATCATATAGGTATAAATTAACATCTTCCTCAAAATGCTTTAGAAAGTTGTCTTGAAGTTCTTGAAGTATTGTTTGGCTAGGATATAAGAGGACTATGTTAAGAGCATCACCGTGAATAATATCAGGGTAAGTTATTATATTAATTTTGTTCACATAAAACCTATTTCTTTAACTTGTTGAAAAGACTATTTTCGTTTTGTTCTTCATTTTGTGTATATGTTTGGTCTTTTTCTTCCCAAGGTAATTTTTCAATGTACCCATTTATATATAAGGCTTTGTAGTGTTTTAATGTCTCTTCTGGATTTGCAGCTTTCCATGCTTCTTTAGCACTTTTAAAGGTTGCATCTGCTTCCTTTTTAACATACTCTTCTTCGCGAGCTTTTTGCTCAGGACTTAGATTTGTTTTTTGTTTCTTCTGTTCAATTTCTCTTTCCCAATTGAACGGATTTCTAGTGTCTGCTATTTCTTTAGCATCTTTTTCATCAGCTTGTACTTCTGACTGTTCCAATTCTGTATCCACTGCATCTGCCACGGTAGTATCTGCTTCTGATACCATGTCTCCCAAATCTGCATCTGGTGTACTAATATTGTGTGTAACATCTTCATGTCTTTCTTCTTCTACTGCCTTTTCAGCAGCCTCAATCATTTTATTCCATTCTTCAACTGGATCTTCTAAGAATTCCTCTTTTTCGTTGGCCAAAGCCAATTCTTGGGAAGTGTCTCTTCTCTTATCGTCGGCTCCAATGGAATATTGCACAGAAGATCCTTCAGCTTCTGCTCCTCTGTCATCTACTTTCTCCTCTTCCGCAGGCGGCGTAGAATCGTCAATATTAAAACCAGGGTTGTCATTGATTTTCTGCGCTCTTAGTCTTTCATATTCTGACCAATCGAGCCGATGTCCCTCCTTCTGATCGTCTTTACGCTTGCGATGTAGTTCAAACGTATATTGACTTGCGATCAAAAGTAACACGGCCAATGGGTCAAACACAAAGATGATAACCAATATCACCCAGCGGACTGCTTCTTCTAGTAGGTCTTGGTCTGCTTTTTCTCCGTAAACAAATTCAGCCAAATATTTAACTGGACCTACTTCTGCTTCAAGTTTACGGTACTCTGCTTCAAGAGCGTATTTTTCTTCTGTAAGTGTGTCAATTTCCGTATTAGCATTTCTAATACGAGAATTCTGTTCATCGATTGCTGTTTCTATATCAGCAGCTTTATCTTCTTGTGCTAATTGTTGTCTTAAACGTTCAATTAGTTCTTGTGATTGTGCCACCTGCGATTCTGCACTTTCACGTAATCTTTGTATTTCGTCTCTTGCTGTTTGGATTGCAGGGGATTCTGTGCCTCGCACATTGTCTATTTGTGCAAGAATATCTAGCTGGCGTTGCTTAACTGAATCTGTTTGTTCGCCTCTAATCCTTTGTACTAACATACCAAGGCGGTCACGCTCTTGTGCAACTGTATCCTGTGCTGTTTGACGAAGTTCGCTTATTTGAACGTTAATTGCAGAAACACGCTGTCTTTGTTGTTCTATCCATTCGTTTACTGCGGCTCTGGTTCTTGGACCTACTGAGCCGTCTGCATTCGCTCCTATAGTTCTCTGGGCCTGCTGTACTTGTTCACGTTCTCCGCTGGCAATTTGTCCTTGTACTTTTACAATAGTATCTTCTATTTGTGCAATTTGTGCAAGCAAAGGTTCAACTGCACTGTTGTCTACACTTAACGAACTTATGCGTTCTTCATACTCTCTTGCTTGTTGATCTAATCTACCAAGTTCTGCATCTAAACTGGCAAGTTGATCTTCATAAGGTTTTGTACGTGTAGCATCGCTCGCTCTTGCATCTGCTATTATTTCATTTTGTTGTGCAATAGCAGGTTGTATACGATCAAATGCACGGTCAATACGTTCTTGTTCTTTGTCTATTTGTGATTGTATGTTTGCATCTGCTCCTACACCGTTTGATTGTAAGTCTTCTATACGCTGTTGTGCTCTAGCTACAATGCCTTCTTGACGAGCAATCTCTGTTGTAAGTCGTTCAACTTGTGCTACGCTTTCCTGACTTGCACTTGTTTGTTCAATGTGTGCCTTAGACAAGAAGCCAAAAATACCCATAGAGGTAATAAACATAAGCACAATAACTGCTATACTTAAATACGATTTCAGCCACCACGTTGCTTGTTGCCAATATCTATGTAACCACACAGCAGTAACGAGCTTGCCTACTTCAAGTACGCCGCCCATAATCATTATAGGTAACGCAGCCGCGGCAAAAATAGCCACAAGTCCTGCTACAGAATAATAAATTGCAACGGCACTAATGCTTAATGCCGTTAGCATTGTCAATAAAGCAAATATCATAGTTAAATATTTAACCCCATATGATCTCCGAATAAAACTGTAACTTAATCATTTCCAGCGATAAAAGATATGATCTCCGATACGACCAATTAGTTGAAAGTCACGAGCCCAACTAGGACTTACATAGTTTGCATGATAGTGAGTGGCGCCTTCTGTAATGCCGCGAAAGTCGCCATAATTCATCATCATGTATGCTGATTGTTGTGCTTTACGCCATGAATCTGTGTCTTTAGGATCGTCTGATTTGCCATCACAATACCAACTAAATTGACATTGATTACGAATAGGAACAGGTGACCCGTCTTTCCAACTAGGTTTGTGTCGTCCGTCATAGACTACATTACATACTGAATTAGGATACCTAGAGTCATCTACACGATTGAGAACAACGTCTGCTACTGCTAACTGATCTGCAAAATTAGATCCTCTTGCTTCGTGATAGATATTAAGTGCTAAACAAAATTCTTCCGGATGTGCCTCTTTTGCAAAAAGTTCTTGTGATTCTGCTGCTGACGAGAATATCAGCATGATTGCTGCCATAATATAAAACTTCATGATTACTGCCTCTTGTTTACCTACGCATTTTTGCGATGTCTTTAGCTTCATTAGTGCCACGCATAACTGGCACTGCGTTTGACTTGTGCATTGTAGCAATACCTACAATTAAGTCGCCTGTATATTTTTGACTTTCTTTTTTAGTTGCTACACCAACACCGTCTCCATGACTAGGAATGTGTGCTGTAGAACGATACATAGGATTTGTGTGCGGTTGATATGAAGACTTATCTGTAGTTCTTTGTTTTGTTTTGTGTTGACCTCGAGTATAGGCTATATAGTCTTCAAGTGTATCAAATTGTGAAGAATGACAATATGTTTGTCTCATACGTTTGTTATATGCTCGCCATTCTTGTTCTAGTTCCTGCCGCTGATTTTTTGTTAGTTCCTTAGGCTTACGCTTCTTGTAGTTTGTTGTGGTCATATAAGGACCTACGAGATGCATAGTCATAAAAAAACTCCTGCTATTTTGTTAATAGTGTTACTATTATAGCAGGAGTTTTCTAGATTGTCAACCGTTTAATTTTGCAATAAATCTAGCAAATGTTCTGTAGTAAAGGGACTTTTTACTGTGTGAGTAACTTTAGAAAGTATCTCTTCGCTAGGCTCATGATTATTTGTAATTAATATACTTTTCGCTAATGAACTTTTATTAATATAATCAATAGCAGCTTGTGTATTGGATTTAGAAACCAGCATATCCCAATCTGCTACAAAAAAATTGCAAGAAATTCCTCCCGATATAATCTTTCGCAAAAGACTTACAGGAACTACTTCTATACCTTTTTTTCTGCATTCGTCTGATATTTCATAAAACTTATCAGTATCTTCAATTAAGACTAGTGCTTTCATATTAATCCCCTATACTTTATTTATCTTCCATAAGTTTTACTGCTGCATCGTAATCCTCTTGTTTTACTATACCTTCACGTAGCAATTTCATTCTGTTTGCCATATGCTTGGTTTGGATTTCTTCTTTAGAACCTCCAAAGTATGCAACACAGTGTCCTTCTTCGATCAAAATATCTGTAACACGTTCACGTTGTCCTTCGTAACGCTCTACATAAAAGTCACCTAAGATACGTCCGAACTTGCCTTTCATATCTTCACCGTGCTTGTTTTCTGTAGTGATTAGTTTGCCGCCTTCGCTAAGAAGTTCTTTTAGTCTATTTTTAGCGGCTGTTCCGAATAGTTTTTCTACTTTGTCGCTTGTGCGTGACTCTGGTGTGTCAATGCCCATAATGCGTACTCGTTCGTCTTTCAACCATACGCCAAAGCCTAGATCAATATCTACGTCTACTGTATCTCCGTCTACACATTTCAGTAGAATAACATCATATTCGTTTTGTTGCATTTTAGCCCTCCGTTTAAATGCTTATTGTTGTGGGGTTTTCATTCCCCATTTGCGTTCGTATGTATCATCTGTTCCATACGTATCTGCCCATTTGTTTTCTGTAAACTTTGCAAAGTCAATTAACATTAAAATTTCTTCGTAGTTTTCAGATATCCATTGTTCGTGTTCTGCAAGTTGTTCTTTCATATCTTTCATGTCACGTGCCATATTGATTTCATCTTCAACTGCCATACGACTTGTTAGTTCACTTACTTCGCCCTTGAGTGTGTCGATTGTTTGTGCCTGTTGTGCTGTCCACCATACAAATGCACTTACTTGCATAACGATTGCTATAACAACACCTATTCCAAATTTTGCGTTCATAGGAATTCCTTTACAGTTATATACTACGTTATTTAGTCAAGACTAAAGGGCGATGTTGCCACCGCCCTTTTACACTGCTTCTTCTATGTGTTTTTCTTAGAAACTAAAACCAACTGTTACACTTGGAGTAAACTCTTCTGAGTCTAGGTTGTAGTTTAGTTCTGTACCTAGATCCAATCCTGCAACTGTACGACCGTATGAAGCACCTACGTTTTGTAGTGTGTCTGTGTCATCACCATTTAGATATGCTGTAACATTCATCATAGTGCCGTCAACTTCATATGCAATTTTTTCGTCTGCTGAACCGTATGTTAGTGTTGAACCTAGCATAATATTTGCAACTTCAACACCACTTGCACGACCACCTAGCATATACTCTTCTGAGTCTAGATTATAGTCGCCACTTGCTGTGATTGATGCAAAGCCTGCACCTACAGTATAAGCACCTTGAACATTTGAAATGTCTGTAATGTCTGCGTTCCAATCTGTTAAGCCTACTGCAACTTGTGCATCGCCTACAGATACTTTAAGTGATTCTTCCATTGCTGGCGCTGCTAGTGTTGCACCGTTTTCGCCTTCAACAAATACACCATCTTGATTACCAAATGATACTGTTGCTCCTGCAACGTCTGCACCAATTTGCCATTGGTCTAGTGTAAAAGAACCACCGTCTACTGATTCAACATTGAATGAACCAAATGCTAGATCACCTGCACTTAGGCCTGCACCTAGTGTAAGTGTTGCTTCTTTGTCGCTGTTAACTTCAACTTCCATTGAGCCAGTAAGCATTGCACCTGCTGGGTTAACAGTATCTGCGTTTGCTACAGTCGCGGCCATTGCTGCGGCTGCTGCTAAAATAAATACATTGCGCATTAATTTTATACCTTTCTTATTATTTTTATTATTGCGTAGAAAAGGGCAAGTTTACGGCTTGCCCTTTTGACTTTTTATTTAAACATATCTTATGCTGCAATGCAACAAATAAGAATAATTCTTACGTAGAAAGTTATTAGGTGTTACATCTAAGCAACACTTTTTACCCTCCTACATAAACTCCTTGTTGAGGTCTATACCAATTTTTTTGATTGTGTATGCGTCCTAATAGATCCCTAATTTCTGCTGCTTCAGTTGTTAGGATTTCAGGATCTTCTCCTTCAAGTATCCGCTGGCTTCTGCGGGCTACTTTGTTGTTAAGTGCTTCTTCAATAATCTTAATATCTTTTACACTTAGTTCAAATGTTGTATTGGGTTTCATGTGTGTCCTTTGTGTGTAGCAGCCCGTTCTGTTGCTAGGTGGGCTAGACCCCCTGTGGTTACGCTGCTAGAGCGAACTCAGATGGTGCAAAGTTATCGTTTGCATTTGTGTTTTGTAAACTTGCCTACCTGTCGAAACCTATTTCGCCCCCTTAGTGTGTTTATGGTGGAGGCGTCCGGTACCGCCCCGGAGTCCAAATACGCTTTGTAACGTCTACAGTTTATTTATACTACCAATGAGCTACTTTTGTCAACCGTTTTTGTGAACGGATTGCATCCATTAGACGAAGCAATCTTTTTTTATGATCACTTTTGCGTTCATAATGATTTTTTGCTTTCCATAAGCTATCTGCATCTATTTCTGCAGCTAATTTTTCACCTAGTAATTTTTCTAGGTATGATAAATCTTCACTACTCAGATCTTCAATCTTCCGTGAAACCATTCTGTCTGTGTCTCCATGCTTGTTCAAACTGTTCGTCATAGTCATACAAAGGTGCGCCATTACATCCGTCATACCATAGACGTTTGAAATAACCATCTGCACTTGCTACTACTGTTTTGGGATCTGCGTCAAGGTGGCCCTTGACCATGTAAAATAATCTATATTGTTCTTTAAGATCATTTCTTAACATAACGTATTTACAAACTTGTTACAATGTAGGCGCTAACATAGGCCTTTTATTAAGTCGTAAAAAAAGGCTGTAAACACAGCCTTTAATTTTACATAGCGTTCTTTTTTTCTTGAATCTCTGCTCTTCGATTTTTGGTTAGCTTACCTAAATCACCGAGTGCTTTACGAGCACGGGTTGCAGCAGCTTTTACACCCTTTTCGTCAAAGGTCTCTGCTTCCTTTAAATAATTGTTGAACGCTTGTACAATTTCTTCGTGTAATGTCATACATTTTCTCCTATAATTAAATTGTATATTTCTTTCCAATTGTTAACTTGCACAGCATGTCCATTATAATCTTTATTATGTTCATGATTTACAAGTATTCCTGAAAGTCCAAACTTGATGCCAGTATCAACATTAAGTGGCTTATCTTCAATCCAGTAGCAACCACTACTTTCATATACAGCTAATTCTTCGTCCTTGTCAGCACCAGTATCTAGATAAACATATTTTTCAAATACAGTGTCTCCAAATAGTTCACGCAAATTTTTCGTCCGCAAGTGTTGTGAATAATCATCATTGCTTAAACTTGTTATTGCATGAAATATATATCCATGTTCGGTATGTAGCTTCTTTACAAAATGGATTGCATCACGTAGTGGGGGTAGTTTACGTATCCATGCACTTTCATTGAACATACGAACCAAACGTTTTGTTTCTTTTGGATCTAGTTCATACTTAATATCCATATTGTAGCAACCTGGGTTTACAATACTGTATCCATGTCGCTTCATCCATTGATCAAAACTATATTCCCAATCTAATAACACACCGTCACAGTCTGTCAAAATTACTTTATCTTTCATAGTGCCTCTCTTAGCCTAAATTAACATTATGACTAAGTGTAACACCATTAATAGTGTTTGTCAACCTATTCGTTGTGTTCTGTGTCGTCTGATCCTGCAATTATTCTTGCTTTATATATGCCGTCGCGGCCAACTTGGTCATCTACTCTTGCTTCTAATTTGCCATTTACTTCAACAGTGCCACTGCCTGTAATTATATAATCTTTGTGTCCGCACTCTGTTTCTACACAATCACCTACCCTAGCTACTAGTCTACCATTTATTTCTGTATCAGGACTTCCAGTGATAATTCTGCCTTTTGTATTTGGACGTTCGCCGTGGTCTGGATGGTAACAAGTACCTTCTGTTTGATCATTTACTCGTGCGCTGGGTTTGCCGCTCATTATAGATATCCGCCTGTGCGGTCAATACCATCGCTGCTATATGTGCGTGGAGAAATTCTAGCACCACTTGTAATATCAGGCGAAGGATCTGATAAAATTGGTGGTTCTTGTCTAGCTATCAGTGCTTCTAACTGGGGGAATGCTACGGCACAAGTGCTTATTATTGCAGCTCTTGCATTTTCTAACAACGGTGTAGCAGCATTTGCTAGAGATTTAGCTGAATTGGCTGCGTTTTTTGCAACACCGCTGAGCATGTTGGCCGTAACTTTAACAAAATCAAATTTTGCTTCTTCAGCAGCCTTTTCAGCAACCGCTACAAGCTTTTTAACATCTGTTTCAACAGCGATAGCATTTTTCTTATCCTGAATTTTAGTCGCATCAAACCCACCTAAGCCTGCTGTTGCAGCAGCAGCCTCTTTACGCAAAACTTCAACAGAATCTGCAAAGGGTGCAATAGAGGCATAATGTTCTTTGGTTGCTCTTTCATTTGCGTCTGCACCACTAATCAAATCAGTGGTAGGATTCATAGGACCTAATACTATTGTTCTATCACCTACAACCAAAGTCTTTGATTTACTGGGTTCTGTAAAAGAAGGAATACCCGCTGGAACTAAATCTGTTGTGTCAATAGGCGGAGGTCTTACGCCTTGCACATTGTTAACGACATTAAACTGATCTTCTACATCTACTCCTGTGCCAGTTCGTTCTCTCCAAGCTTCTTCCCATTCGTTGACAGGCAGCCAGTTTGTTCCTGCAACAATGAATAATTCTCCGAATTCTACATCTTCGCTGCGTCTAAAGTTATTAATTCGCACTAACCTTTCATTAGGATATATCCCTGCCCTGAAATCAGCTGTTGCTCTTTCAGAAGTGTTATAGGTTAAAACACCGTCAAGAGCTACAAATGGTTGTGGGCCTTCACCGGGATCACCTGCATTGAGCAATGCAATTTCTGCTGCTAATTCTTCTGCGGTTTTTTCTTGACCTATAGTAACAGTTGTGTCTCCGTTTATTCGTCCGGTAAAGGCTGTATTATCTCCGTCAGAATTTCTTTCAAAAAATATCCTATAAGCATCTTGACCTGCAAATTTTACATATTGTATAGAATTGGGTTTTAGATAATCTAAGTGATAGTCGCTTGCAACTTGTATACCTGTAGACTTTGAAATTAATATATCGGTTTCATCATAAATAGTGTTCATTTCTACAGTTTTTTGCCACGCTCCGTTGTTTTTTGCATCTTGCCATGGAATGTATTCAACTCCTTCAATATCTGATGCATCAAAATAGCCAAAATACCAGTTGAATGGATCATAAATTGTAGAAGGACCAAAAGAACTGTTTGCTTCAATTGTTTCGCTGGCAGGATATCCTTGATCTTGAGCATGATTAATAATAAGTCTATAATATACTTCTCCGGTTTCGTCCCATGTAAACTTATCGTTTTGATTAATGATCCCTCCGTTATTACCAGGATCATATATGTCGCCGCCTATCACTCTAAACTTATATTCTATAGGAGTACTAGTGCCCGTTTGATATGTGGGTAGGAAGCGACTTGTACCTGTAAATCTATCGTCATTTACATCTAAATATTTTAAATAAAACTCTGCCGCGGCTTCGTACCAACCTGCAGGAAGACCAAAATATGTTACTAGTTCTTGTTCTGTAACACGTACAATAGTAAAAACATTATTTCCGTCTATACTAATAGGACAACCAGCAGGTTGTTCTACTGCTTCTAATTGCCCAATCTCCGCATCAAATCTAATGTTATTGAAAGAGCCTGTGTTGTTTGCACCCTTTATAATTCTTTCATTTTTAAATCTATTTACTGCGCCGCGCCCTTCGTCCCATTCACTTAGAGTAAATATTCCTATCACACCTCCTAGTGCAAGTTCGTTTTGTGCGCTAAATTCAAATTCATTTTCGACGGTTGTTTCTGCGGCAGCATTATCGCCTTCATCTATAATTCTTTGCGCCCAATAATTCAGACCTCCTTTCTCGGCAGGTCTGTTGAGAGTTGATGTATACCATCCGTTAATAAGTGTTGCCCTTGCAGTTTTTGTAGTTTTTACTAGTTTTAAACCTTCGGACACTGTTCCATCTGCATATTGAATTACCATTCCATCCTGATATACTGCAAGTGCATCTTCTACATCTGCTGGATCTCCTGAAGTTGTGGCTGGTTCTACTGTAATGCGATTTCTTTCCACATACTCATTGAAAGTTTCATAGTCGGGATTTCTACGGTCAGATGATTCAAGTACAATTGATCTCTTCATATTAGAGTTTAGATCTGCTGCCACACTAGGCCAACGTGATAGATCACTAAAATCATTATCATAACCTAAAAGCAATGGATCAATAGTAACAAGTTCGTCGGTAGTAGGTGCTCTTCCTCGTTCTTCTAATGTAAGTGCAAGAAAACCGTCTACAAGAGCCCAGTTCATGAAGTATGATCTTGAAACAATCGGAAAAAACGGATAGTTCTGGTTCTGGGGTACTAAATAATCGCCTTCTATATATTCAGAATATGGCGCTCTACCACTACTGACAGGATCATACCAAATTTTATCAGTCAAAGAATACCCTTGGCTCCATTCGATAATTCCTTCAACGTCACCAGGTGACTGTCGCACATACGGAATACCTTGTGTACCCAATCTTGGAGGACCGCCTGGAGTATCACTGTACCAAAATACCAAATTTAATTTATTTTGAGCAAGGCCAGATGGACTTTTGTCTGCTGGTGACGATCCAAAATATTGTATTCTCTCTCTGCCAACAATATATTCATTATCAAATTTCAACTCGTAGGAAAAAATCTCTCCGTCACAGGGAATAGGTATTTTAAACCTGTTGTACACATCTCTCGGCTCGCCAAATTGGAAGCCGTGTGTTTTCAGCTCATTTACAGCCTTGTTGTATGTTTGGGGTATAAGCCGTGTGTTACTAGGAACTGATTGTCCGTCCCATTCAACTCCTAAGAACTTTTCTGTATCTTTTGCACCTCTGAAACTTATGTTACCTTCAAATACAAAAACAGGCGGCTCATCTACAGGTGCCATTATATTAGAATTTTCTGCAATATCGCCTATAGCTTGAGTAACTGCTTTTCCAGCCGTTTTTGAAATATTTTTTGCAATGTCGGCTGCTGTATCTAGCATTGTGTTTTTACCACTAGCAATGTTAGAATTTGATGTTTCTATGGCAGTCCTTGCCTGTGAAAAGGCAGCTCTCACAGGTGCCATAATAGTATTAAATGTGTTAATAATGTTATCTACTACAGCTTGATGATAAGCTCTTTGTTCTTCCCAATCTGTAGCGTAAGGACCGGTTAGTATATCTAATTCTTCATTATAGTCATCTATTAGATTGTTGGCTGCATCAATAATGCTTTGTTGCGCTGCTACATCATCATCGTAAGTTTCTGATTCTGTATCTAAACCATCTATTACAGATTGGGCATCGCTTGCTATTTGATTTTGCTCACTAATTGCATTAGAATACCAGCCATTTGAGCTTGCAATTTGGTTCTGTTCTTCTTCTGCTCTTGATACTTTTTCTTCGTAAGGTCTTAATTTAGCATTAACCCTACTAACAATATTGTTAAGTTCAGCAACAATAGGATTGATAACTTGTGTGAGATCACCTAACGCTTTAAACGTTTCACTAGCCGCATCAATAGCATCTAATTGTGCAAGATAAGAAGGCCCGTCAGTCTGTGCGCCAGTGCTTTTACCTGTATTAGAAATATCACCCGTATCGAGATTCATAGTATCGCATGAATCGATAGCGAGCTGTTGAGTTTCTAATATTGCTGGTATGCTAACTGGCATTTCATTCCTTTACAATTGTATCCCTGTTGTGCTGCTCACGTACTGTTTTGCCATTTCGGCATCAGTTTTATGAACAACCAACACTGCACTTTTATTTATTTTCACTCGTGCATCAGGATTTATCGTAAAGGAAAATGGGCCTAGGCCAATGCCTTGTTGTGTGGCCATAATGGCCATAGGTTTTTCAACAGTAATTGATTTGTCATCTTCTTCAACAAAGCGAGAAACAACTTCTTCTCCACCTGTGGTTTTGATAGTAACTGTGTCTGTTGCTTTGTATGGTGTTTCAATTATCATAAAGAGTGTCCTGTTCCTGTATAACCTGTATCTTCAATGTATTTGGTAAACTGTTCGTAGCCGCCAATCTTTTGTCCGTTAACAACAATCTGCGGGAATGTACGTGCTTCTGGAAATTCTGTGAGAACTGCATCTCTATCAAAATCTTTGCCTAGTTCTAGATATTCAAATTGATAGCCACGCTGTTCGCATAGTGCTTTTGCTTTTGTGCATGACGGACATGCTGGTTTACCCCATATGTGTATCATAATGAAAATCCTTTCAATGAATCTTTGTCAACATCTTGTTTGATACCGCCGATGATGTAGGATTCAACTTCTGTTTCTTGTGGTGCAACTTGCAATCCTGAACTTGACAACCAGTGTGTAGTCCACGGTAGTGGATTTGTATTTACTGGCTGATCAAATATTGCTTGCATACCTAGTGCCTTTAGGCGACGGTTTGCAATGTATTCTACATACTGATGTAGTAATGTAGAGTTAAGACCAATCATAGAACCATCTTTAAACAAATATTCTGCCCAGTCCTTTTCTTCAGCAACACATTCACGCCATAGATCATAAACTTCATCTTCACACTCTTTTGCAATAGCTGCCATTTCTGGATCGTCTTTGCCTTGTGCCCACAACTTCAATACGTGCGTACTCAGTGCCAAGTGCTGTGCTTCGTCACGAGCAATTAGTGAAATAATTTTTGCAGAGCCTTCCATTAGTTTTAGTTCGCCAAAACCAAATGTACATGCAAAACTTACATAGAAACGTAGTCCTTCTAGAATATTTACAGTCTGCATAGCTAGATACAGTTTCTTTTTGACATCACGCATATTGCCTTCACCACGATGCATAAACGCATCAGCCGCTTCGTTGAACTCGTCGTAATATTTGGTTACACTTTGCGCTCGTGCTAGAATTTTTTCGTCATCTAAGATTGTATCAAATACTTCACTTGGGTCTGCATATACATTTTTCATAATGTGTGTATAAGAGCGTGAGTGGATAGTTTCAAAGAAGTCCCAAGTAACAATACAGCCTTCTAGCTCAGGTAAACTTACGTGTGGCAAAAAGGCTAGGCATGGGCCACGCCCTTGTACACTGTCTAGTAGTGTTTGATACTTTAGGTTTGCTGTAAAGATGTGCTTCTGCTCTGGTCTAAAATTTTGATAATCTGCGCGATCTTTTTGTAAACTAACCTCTTCTGGGCGCCAAAAATAACCCAGCATAGTCTGGTTAAGTTTGTCAAACACAGGGAACTTAAATGTGTCATATCTCTGTGTGTTTTGGTCTGCTCCAAAGAACATTGGCTGTTTTGTGAAGTCGACTTTTTCTTTGTTAAAAACTGTCTTTGACATTCTATATCCTATAATTTGTTTATTAATCTATTGTAAACTCATTGTCGAAACTTGTCAAGTTAAATCGCACAAGCTTCACATGCTTCTTCTTCATCTAAACTATCAACAGCAGGCAGAAGAGTCTCTTGTGTTTTTTCTTCTTCTATCTCACTTGGATCAGTCTTATAATCATAGGTATTCTGATAATAAGAAGTCTTCCAACCATACTTGTACGTATTTAACAAGTCTTGAATCATTACACTCATAGGCACTTCATTATTTTCATAATTAGTTGGATTATAGCTCCAGTTACCTGATATAGCTTGGTCAAAGAATTTCTGCATTACTGCAACTACATTGATATAACCTTCGTTTGATGGCATATCCCACAATAACGTATAATAGTTTTTCAAACTTTGATACTGTGGAACAATCTGCTTAAGAGGCCCTTTCTTCGACTTCTTAACGGACAGGTAGCCGCGGGGTGGTTCAATTCCGTTGGTAGCGTTTGACACAACAGAACTGCTCTCCGATGGCATCTGTGCGGACAAAGTCGAATGTCTGAGCCCGTGTTCTCTAATAGCATTGCGTAAACCACCCCAATCATAACTTAATTTGTTTTCTACAATCGTGTCTACATCCTTTTTATATGTGTCAATAGGAAGGATGCCTTCAGCGTATTTAGTGCGCTCAAAATACTCACAAGCACCTCTTTCCTGCGCTAATTTGTTGCTGGCCTTTAATAGATAGTACTGGAATGCTTCTGTAAGATCATGCACCAATTTCCATGCTTGACTATCTGCATAGTTTACTCTATGTTTTGCTAGATAATGTGCGAGTCCGATATAGCCTATGCCCAACGAACGTCTTGCTTTAGTAGATTTTTCTGCTGCCGCAATAGGGTAACGCTGATAATCAATAATTTCTTCTAATGCTCTTACAGCAAGATCGCACAACTCTTCTAAATCATCTAAATGCTTAATTACACCTACATTAATAGCAGACAAAATACACAGTGCTATTTCGCCATCTGGATCATCTATGTGTTGCAAGGGCTTTGTAGGAAGTGTAATCTCTTGACACAAATTACTCATATAAACTGTATCTTTAAATGAACTGTGTGTATTACAATGATCTACATTCATAATATAGATACGTCCTGTCTCTGCCCGTTCTTTGATTAGATCTGAAAACAATTCCATAGCATCAATTTTCTTTTTCTTGATACTGGTTTTGCGTTCATACATTTCATACATCTCTTTAAACTTGTCAGCATCACCAAAATATGCTTCGTACAAACCTGGAACATCGTGCGGCGAGAAAAGAGTAATTTCTCCTCCAGATAACAAACGTTCATACATTGTTTTATTAAGTTGAATTGAATAGTCTAGCTTACGCACACGATTGTCTTCTGTACCTTTGTTGTTCTTTAGCACAAGAATGTCTTCAATCTCTTGATGCCAAAACGGAAAATGCACAGTAGCTGAACCACCACGTACACCATTTTGTGTGCAACAACGAACAGTTGATTCAAACTTCTTTAGGAAAGGAATGATACCTGTATGTGCTACTTCACCGCCACGTATCTTTGAGTTTACACCCCGTATTCTTCCAGAATTGATACCAATCCCTGCACGTTGCGCTGTGTAACGGCCAATAGCCATGTCACTAGCAAAAATGGAGTCAAGAGTATCATCACTGTCAACCAGGACACAACTAGCAAACTGACGAACAGGGGTACGGACACCAGCCATAACGGGTGTAGGTATGTTGATTCTAAAAAGTGAGGTCGCATCGTAGTATCTCCTTACATAGTGCATTCTGTCTTCTTTAGGATAATTTGCAAATAGTGTTGCTGCAATCATCATGTACATAAACTGCGGAGTCTCAAAAATTTCTCCTGATGATCTATCCTGACAAAGATACTTATCTACAACTTGGCGCAAGCCTGCATATGTAAAGTTTTCGTCACGCTTGTGATGTATATAGCTATCTAAACGGTCAATTTCTTCAGCAGAATATTTTTCTAATATTTCTTTGTCATATACGCCACGTTCAATATTTTTTTCGATCATTTGATACAAGGAAATGGGTTCATATTCACCAAAAACCTGTTTGTTTGTTCCATAAGATAATAATCTCGCGGCAGCATATTGATAGTTAGGAGCATCTAAAGAGATAAGATCATTTGCACTGCGTACAAGCACTTCTTGTATTTCTGCTGTGCTCATGCCATCATAAAATTGTAAATTTGCATTCATTTCAATTTGACTTGCACTAACACCTGCTAAACCTTCACAGGCATGCATTACTACCTTGTGGATTTTATCAATGTTAATGTGTTCCTTGCCGCCGTCACGCTTGACGATCATAATCCCGTTAGACATTTTTTCTCCTTATTCAATGAAATATTTATTGTAGTCTTGGTAGGGTATGCTCACATTGCGAATGCAGATTTGATGGTAATTCATCAATATGAACATGTGTGTCTCCCTTGTATCCAACCACACGGTTGTTGATGTATAATAGATAATATGTTGCAGAATTCTCTCGATCCTGTACAATATGTATCATGTACGATGCTTGGGATAAAACGTCTGTTAATTGTAAGGTGTAACAAATCGCTAATATCTTTACGAAGGGACAATAATTATTTTCCTCTAAAAGTTCCCAAGGGTCAGGCCATGTGCTAGGTGTAAAAGGATCCGCTGCAATTTTGCATAAAGGAGCAGAATTATAAAAGTCAATAGTCTGTTGTATAGGGTCTTGTGATGTTTCGAGTTTGGTTCGAAATTCTCTCCAAGAGACTAATCGGTCTTCGTATGTTTGGTTGAACATTAGGATTTTATCTTAACTCTGTATTCCAATTGTGCGTTATCGTTTTGAGTTAAGTTTAACACATTTAGGTCCAATGTGTCAAGTAAAGAATCTGAATTATTATCAACTAATGCTACAGAAAATTCTAATTTCTCTGTATCTAATGCAGATCCTCCAATAAAGTCAAAGTCGTCTGTAATTTGTGATAAATTGTATGCTGGATTAATTGTAATGTGCAATGTTCCTGTTCGTGTTGCTACGATAGTTTCACTTTTATATACGTATTCAACTTCGATAGTTTTTTCTCTGTCTGCTGCAAAGCCTAATAACTTAGTAGGCACAGGCACTTCATTAATAGGAATAGTCTTTGTAAACTCTATTTCAGTTATACTGTTTCCTTCAACTTCAGGAATATAAACTGCGGTGCTATACCTACTGTCAAAGCCTAGTTCTTCTGTACGTGCAAACCAATCGCCTATTGATTGATTGTTTGCTGTATCAAACTTGATCACAGGCCAGGCTGCATTTTCTGGGCTGCCGCCATTATTGCCTACACTAAAGAATTTATTAGACTCGCTAGTGTTAGAAGTTCCTGTTATCACACTAATTGCCATGCGTTTTATTTGGTCAAATGTACAATTGTTAATCTTGGTATGTCTAGGGCCATAACTTTGCCCAGGCGATCCTAATATAGTGTAGGCTCCTAGCTTTACCCCTTCAAATAATTCATAAAATTTACAGTGTTCAAATGTGTTGTTGATAACATCATCATCTGCAACTAATCCAAGATTTTTGCCTTTAACGGAAATATTTCTAAAAATGTTATTTGAAGATGTAACAGCTTGACTGAGAGCTTTAATTTCAATGGCAATATCACTTGCACTAAAATTACTGTTAATTAATTCAAATGATCCTAAAAACTTAATATTTTCAAAAACACTATCTGCACAGCAATCTACGATTAACGATTTTTGATTGTTGCTTTGGATAGTCATTCCAGATACTAAGATGTTTCTTGGCTGATTGAGACTTGTTGTAGTAGATCTACTTGCTGGAACGCCAGGAGTGCCTTCTAAATTCTGAGTAACAAACATCTCGTTTGAGAAATCTGATGATGCTCTAAATATAGTTTTATCTTCGCCTGCACCTACAATAGTTGCGTAAGGCGGAATGTGTATTGTTTGTGAAATTTCGTAAACACCTGGATCTATAAATAATTTTACTCTTGATACTTCATTATTTTTTGTAGAGGGCCCTAAGAATAATTCATCTAGTGCTCTTTGAATAGCAGCAGTTTGATCTGTGCCATCTCCTGTTGCGCCAAAAGAACGTATACTTACAATATCATCTAATCTTTCTTGTAGTGTTCTTTCTATAGGTGAATTTGCAGTGTCGCCTGTTTGTATTGTACTGTTAACTTTATATGTATATGTGTTAGCGAGTTGAAAAAGATCATCGTGCTCTGTAAGAAGTTTTGTATTTCCTACGTAAGGTGCACCTTCTGATACTGCACCATTGCCTATATAAAGTTCTTGTGAATCAACTGCCCACCCGAACTCGCCAGATGCTAGTTGGGGTAAATCTGTTCTTCTTCCTCTACGGATCTGTATTCGTGATATTGATACGACAGCCACTTGTGTCTCCTACATATTAATTATATGTATTTATTCAATTATTCAAGTTGTCTTAGTCAATTACTTCAAAGTCATCATAACTGTATGGTTCAAGTCTTTGCCTTTGTGCTGTTCTATCAACATAATCATTTTCAGGATGAATTAAAGAAACGTTGTATCTTATTCTGTTTAGTGTGTATGCTGTATCAGAAAAATCTTTACTTCCTGCAAGGACTCCTTCATATATATTTGGAAATATCTCATCACAATATAAAGCAGAATTTGAATGATAATACCCTTCATGTCCGTAAGACATTAGATCATCTTTTGTTCCACAAATATCGTTCCACCCGTGACCAAAATCTGGAAAGATGTATCCGCTTGCCGGATAGCCTTGATTTTCTGGACCGTGTGCAAGACCTACACTATGACCCATCTCGTGTAGGTCTACATATTTACCACAATTGCTCATAGATGCAGGTACTTGGCCTGTTCTAAATGTCGTTTTAACGTTGGCAACACCACAAGTATTTGGATAAGTTGTGCCGCGTCCTAGTACAATATCGACTGGCAAGTTTCTTGCTAAATTTATGATTTCAGTTGTTGAGTGCCAATGCACTAGATAAAGCCTTGTGAGTTTATATCTGACATGTACTCCTGATCTTTCATAAACTTCATTGTAAGTTTTTACTTTCTTTTCGTACCTTGCCCACTGTTCATTTGTTTCATCCCATTCCTCTAATATTTCTATTGGTTGATCGTTACCGTACTTAGAATGAGATGCATACACAAAAATTCCAAGTTCCCAAGTAACAATAGTGTCATCGTCTTCACCGTAATAAATGTATTCTTGACTTGGTCTTTGATAATAACCTACACAATCTATTCTGTCTTCTACTGTGCAGACAGGCTCAGGATCAATACGAAACTGTATTTCCTTTGTGCCTAAAGTAAGAACGCCATCGCCAGTACGACCGTCTCCGTAGATTAGAATGTAGTCTCCGTCACGTTCTAAAGATCCAATAGTTGTTGAAGCATGTTCTATACCCCACGGCTCTTTTTCTCCTAAAAAGTCTGTGTAATTGACATAAACAACAGCAGGATAAAATCTATCACCTTCTGCTTTTTCTAGTTCTAATACAAGAGTAGGCGGTTCCCATCCGCACTCTGCTGACTGATTGTCTTTTTCAGAATATGTCCCCCCATTGCCATCTGCATATTGGAACCATTTTACTCCTGGATAGTCTTTTGAACATCCTTCACGTAACAGTGTACCTGCTTCTGGAACAGGAGGTGTGTACCCGCACTGTTTTGAACTGCCAGTCACACTTGTTATAACGCCGCCATTTCCGTCAGCAATTTTTTCAATTAGGGTTGTGCCATTGCAAGACCATTTAATAACTGTGCCTTGTTCTGGATGTGTTGGCGGCTCAAGGCCACAATAAGTTGATATAAATCCGTAAAGGAAAAGGGTGTTACACAGGTTAGTAAAAAACATAGCAGACTCCTTACTTGCGTATGTCAGCACATGATACCACCGTAAGTCTACTGATGTATTTTATTTAAGAAAAATTTTCGTAGTAATTATAAACTCTGGACCACCACTCGTTCTTCCATTCGTCGAACTCGTCTGGCCAAATGTCAAACTGTTGATACTCACCTGCACGACTGCACATGAATACATGACCTTCACGGATGTCTGTGCCGTGAACTTCGTTATGAGCTATCGCATATGCTGTCAATTGTAGGAAGTAATCAACTACCCATTCTTCTTTCTTGGGTTTATTTGTTTGCTTAAAATCCATTATACAGGGCTGACCTTTGTATACACCTACAAGATCAGTTGTACCTGCGTAAATGCCTGGAACATAAAGTGGAACTTCACTTCCCCATATTTCGTCCACATCTGTCATGGCTTTTTCTTTAATCTGTGTAGCCATCATGTGTGCTTGTTGAGCATAAGGATTACTTCCTGGTTCAGGCCATTCACCTGTATCTATATAATCTTCTAGATACTTGTGCATACGTGTGCCTACACCAGCTGCTTCAGTTACAATTTCTTGTGCTTTCTTTTCGCCTACACGTTTCTTCCAAGCGATGAGATGTGTTTTGTCTTTAGTTGCATCAAGTATAGTTGTTACACTAGCAACTGGAGAGGATCCTGGGGCTGCATATCTTCTTTTGCCGTCTACTTCAACCCGCTTTAATTTTTCGTAGACGTACTTTTCTGTGATTAAGCTCATTAATTAATAATAACATCAAAGATCTTTTAAGTCAACCGCATTTTTAGCCATTTTGCCGACTGTGTCACTGGGACGACCTGGATTGCCTTTAAGATTCTTAACATCGTCTACTTCACTTGATTTAAACTCAATCTTTTCTTGATCAAAGTTTGTAACAAGTTGCTGAAGTTTTGGATCAGCATCATATGCTGCTTTAAAAACTTCGTAATTAAACTGGCCACGGCCTTGGTTTTGCATAAACTTATCTAGTTTATTCATAGATAAAGCGGCAATGCCTGCCGCTTTTTGTTGTCTTAAGACATTGTAAAGAAAGTCGCTATCTACAGCTTCACTTACTTTTTTTTTGAACTCTCGTTCATGTTTTCCCATGTTCCAGCATTTTCTTTGCCGTACTTCTTAATAAAAGCCGCTTTGCTCATTTTTTCAGCATCGGCCATCATTGCATTTTTAGTAGCGCCTTCTTTGATACGCTTGCCTTTAGGTGTAGCTGACTCACGCTTTTCACGGCCTAATTCTTCGTCGCCGCCTGCGGCTGCATCACTAGCTTCAAAATCGTCTTCGCCGCCTAGTGCAATTTCATCTTCGTCGTCTGGCTCTTCCATGTCCATATCCATGTCCATGTCATCGTCGCCCATTGTATCCATTGGCTCTGCTTCACCTGTAAGCATACCAACACCTTGAGTTAAACTATTACGAGTTGATTCCATTGCTGCATACATTGATTCAAGTGCAGGCTTAATTGCAGATGTAAATGCTTCTGACTTTTCTGAGCCCATTTCGTCGCGTATAGCATCAGCAAGTTCTAGCATTGATTCTGTTTGCATCTCTGCTGTGTCTTCCATCCAGCCTGTAACACGGTCAACCATGTCCTTTGCAGCCATTACTAGTTCTGCTTCGTCTTCTGCGCCTTCAGTAACCTGCTCAACTGCTTCGTCAATTGCGTCAATGATAGTGTCGTCACGTTCTGAAATTGCTGCATTCAAAACATCTAGGAAAAGTTTATTTTTTTGATAATCTTCTTTTTGAACGCTGTCAAAGCTTTCAGTAGTTTCTACATTGAATACTTTAGTTCTTAACTTATTACGGGCATCAAGTAGTTGCTCAGTAGTAAACTGGTCAACATCGATCCTTGTGCCAAACTTTTGAGCTAGGCTTTCATTAAGCTTCTTAGCTGTTACTTTTGTAAATTCTCTTAGGTTCATTGCACTCTTTCCTAGTTTGATTAATAATATTTATCAAAGATTAAAAATATACTTATCTAATTTTTTCTGTATAAAGCTGGTTTCTTGAATTGCAATATCTAATCTATTCTGTCTTGCCTCAATATACTTATAATCTTTACTATTTTTTATAGAATTTTTATAAAACACTGCATCATTATAATGTTTTAAAAGGTCTTTGTCAAGTTCTAAAATATCTTTGTAACTACGCTTCTTAATAAAGTTTTTTACAAGTGCGATAGCAGTGTATTTGAAATTAGTAACAGCAACACTTTTGTTTTCTTTTATATCGAAAACAATATATTGTCCATGTTTGGTTTTTCTAATCACACAATTTTTGATGCGGATAGATTTAGGAGTGACTTGAGGTACATCTAGATCGATCACACTTTGATCAATGATGTCTTCTAGGTCCTTTAGGATTTTATCAGAAATCATTTTTAACCACCATGACGCTATTGTTGTACAGTACTTTACTTAGTATACTTTTTCTAATTAGTTCGTTAATTATGACTTGCTGTCTTTCATCAAAACTTGACATTGGCACTAGGCCGTTAATATCTTCCAATAACTCTTTTTGTTCATTGGTTGTATAGATTTCAAAATCTGATATCAAGTTACTAATTTTCATATTCTAGATCTTCTTGCACCACGTCTTTTATGGGGTTTTATTCTTCTTCTTCCTATGTTAAGTCTTTTTAATTTTTGACTTGCTGGATTTGTTCTTTTGGTTCTGCTTCTTTTAATATCAAGTGTTTTACCTTTTGATCTTCTTGTTTTTTTAAGTGTGACACTTGCTTTTACGTTTTTAGGCGCATTACACGTTGCTGCCTTTGCAACAATACGGCCTTTTCTAGGTCCGCTTGTGCATCTATATTTTCTAACTGTTTTATTACCCTTTTTACCAAATACTGTAGTAATACCTTCAAGGAGTTCTCTTACAAACACTAGCGTCTCCTTTTGTTCATTGCCTGTATTCTACGACTGGCTGGATTTACTCTCTTGGTACGCTTTGCTTTACGTGCCATCCTTTTTCCTAAACGTGCTTTTGTTCTTTTAAGTGTAGCTCGTTTCTTAGGATCAGGCGCTGCAAAACATGCAGAGATTTTTGAAACTATTCTATTTTTACGTGGACCAGACGAACAACGATACTTGCGTACCACTTTCTTTCCAGAACGTGCCCAAGTCTGACCTTCATCTAGGTCATCGATATTATCGTCATAAAAAAACTCACGTACTAACATATAGTTATTTATCGTGAGCGGTTTAGAAGTTTATTAAAATTATAACAATAGTAGATAGTAAACCTGCTACCACTGTTCCAGCTGTGCCAATAAGCACTCTTGTCATTGAGCTTTGGCCATCTTTGAGATCTTTGTGTATATCTCTTAATGTGTTTTCAACCGTTGATAGTCTATTGTCAAGATTACGATAGCGTAACGCACATAAATCAACGTGCGCTTCTAAACTTGATTTTTCTAATTCGGTTGTATCGCCCATTTCACCAGACATTAAAATAATGTTCTCCCATAAAGTAAACTCGTAGTTGGCCTTTAGATGTTGTATTATTGTGCCTGGTTACTCAATGTAACACTTTTATTTATCAGTTTTTTTGAAAATAATGTTCTTACTTGCTGAATTTTGAGAAGAAAACACAGCATTTTTAAATTGAACACTTTCGTCTAATCCTGTAATAATTGGGATTAAGTCAAAGTCTTTGTGCAATGTTTCTATATCTATCGCATCTTCATATTCTATATCAAAAGTATATTCCCAAATATTTTGCTTATTTTTATAATCTTTACCAAAACTATACTTGCCCGGCATGTCTTTTTTACACTCTGGTGCACCAATATAAGTAGGATTAACACGAAGACCAATAGTCTGTAGAACGGTTAGAAAATTTTGCTGTTGCTTAAACAGTTTAGGATCTTCTCCTCTACGAGCTCCTGTTTCTGTGATGTCTACTAATGTGTAAAGTGTAAATCTCATAACGTATTTACAGACATAAAAAAAGAGCCCACATAAATGTGAGCTCTTTGGTGTGCCTAAGCACGGTCCCTAAGGTAGTGGGATTTTTTACATGCCTAAGATTGAAGCAGGCTGTGCGCAAGTTGTTGAAGCAATGATTTCTGATGCACGAGCTGCAATGTCATCAGTGTCAGTGTTGTGACCGTCCATTACCATTACGATTTTTGTACCGTCTGCTTCCATGATCATTGGGTTGAACTCTTGTGCGATTGCTTCTAGTGTTCCGCCAATGCCTGCTGATGGTGTTGAACCAGCTGTTAGTACAAATGTTGTTACATTTGCTGTTTCATACTTAGTTGCGTCTGCGTGACCTACGCCGTGTACTCTTGTTACCTCTGCCATTTTATTTCTCCTATTTCTCTAATGGCAAGTTCACTTTCTATGAACTTGTATAATATTATTTAGCAAAATGTATAAAAAATAGGCTTTTTAGGGCAAAAACGAGGAAAAAATTTATTTTTTTGCTCTCTTTTGTAGTGCACGTAGTTGTTGTACAAAGGCGGGGCCTGCTTGAACAATATCATCAAGCATTTCGATTGCTGGCAAGTATGCCTGCACCATGCTAGAACTTGCAGCTTTTCCGTCTTTAGCTGCTTCTAAAAACTTCTTAGTTAAGGCAAGATTACGATCGCCGACTAGATATCTGTAAAGTGCTAAGTCACCCGGACGGGTTGCAATGTCAGGACGGCTAACAGTTGGTTCTGGATCAATTACACTTGCTTTCTCTAGATCTTTTATTTGGGCAAACTTTTCAAAGTCTTCAATTATATCAGAACTACGAAGCTTTGCTCTTACAGCAAAAATAAGTCTAGTTGACAATAAACGCTTTTCTGCTTTTGTAAGTTTACTAAAATTTACAAGATTTCTACGTATAGCTTTGTAATCTGAATTTGTAATATTCAATCCGCTTTCTAGCTTCATAAACATATTAGAAATTTGCAAAGGCTTTCTACCTTGTGCAATATATTGAATATATCTGTTTACGTCTGCAACAGGTATATTAGTAGTTTTTTTTAATTTCTTTGCAGCACCCGGATCTTTAAGTTTATCTTGGGCACTGTCATCTCCTACAAGGAAATAGATAAAATTATATAGGTCAGTGCCCATTATGCGATAAAATTTGTATAATTCAAAACCAGATGTTTTTTTACAGTAGCGTTGTACATATCCTCTAAAATCAGGATATTGACGCATAGTTTCCAAAGCCAACAGAGTCAAGTAAGCTCTTTCACCACAGTCAGTATATGTCAGCTTTTTTGAGCTGCCATTGTCTTTGGTCATCCTTGACTCGTGTAGGTCTTTAATAAAATCCATTAACGACCTCTAGCTACCATATCTGCTTGACGAGCTATTTCGTCATCGTCTGGTGCTGTATCCATATCGTCTTCTGGTTCGTCTTCGGGCTCAGGGTCTGCTACTTTAGGTGCTACACCTTTTGCTACCAACTTCTCGCCAAATGCCATAAACTTCTCAATTGTTTTCGAATTCATACCACTTTCTTTTTCGAGATCTTGCACACTTCTTGGTCCAAATGTAGTACCAAATTTTGTAAGCGCATTACCTAAGACTGACATTTTGTTAAACATGTCAATTTCTGCATCTGACTTACCTTTCATCGAAGCTGTTTCACTGTGCCTCATCAATGCTCTACCAATGTTAGCCAGTATCTTGTGATTAGGATCTGTTTCCATTCCTGCTTCTGTTACTTCGTTTATTTTCATATCTATTTCCTTAATTTGGTGTCCATCTATTACGTGGAACTAATTTAGTTTTACTTCCGAGAGCAACGTAACCTTCGCCACCCTTTTCGCCTTTTGTTGTTGCCTTAACGTCTGCGTCAGCATCGTCTAATTGATCTATGATATGATCCTTTACAGACATAATTTGTTTTACAAGTCCTAGTATTGCTGTTAAGCCACCAGTTTGTTCTTCTAATGCTGCTAGTTTTGCTTGCTGTCCTTGACTTACTTTACTTTGCTTTAACCAATTAAAAAAGTTTGATTCTAATTGACTTAGGTTCTTAGCCTTTCCCATTTGGTTTAGATAAGTGTAGATAATTTGTCCAGGGTTACTTAATCCTTGTGTACCCTTTAGAAATGCATCTACTGCTTTTGCACTACTTTGCACTCTTTTTCTTATGCTGTCAACCTCTTTTGTGTCTACTGTGGGCTGATGTGTTACATAAGTTTGTCCTAGCACTACAGCGTCTTGAGAATTAAGTTCTTTTACATCTTTAATAGGTGTGCCAGACTTGCTGCCCCATTCATCAAATTTTGTGTGAACTACTACACCAACTTTTGAATTCGCTATGCGTCCGCCGAGTTGGCTCTTCGTATCTACTGTGTATTTGACATTATTGGGTTCAAATTCTACTGCTCCGTCAGTAGTGCTAAACGGTTTACGTGGACTGTATAATAAATCTCCGTATACATATCCGCGGAAGTTTGGAGGTGTAGCTGCTTTCATGATATTGAACACCTCTGCCATTTCAGCACCAAAGTCTGCTCTCCATGGTTCTTCTTCTACACCTTTGCCTGAATTTTGGATAAAACGACTTAGGTCTTCTGCTGAAGTTGATTTGTTTCTGCCCCAGCCGTTCTTGCCTACAAGAACAAATTGTCCATCTGGCTCACGTCCCCAATAGATAGTAGGGTTGCCGTCCCATTTGATAGCAACATCTCCTGAGTCTGAGCCAAGCTTTTCTAATATATCTGCTGCCTCCATTCCACCTTGTGATCCTTTTACAAACACAAGATCCTCTAGGTGTTGGTATTCTCTACCCACCTTTGCTGCTTCTGAGAGACTTTCGCAAACACAGGGTTCTGCATTGCATTTGCCGCATACCCAATCCTCTTTTAAAATACGAAATTCTGTAAATCTCATCTAGTTAGTGCCTTCATTAGTTCAACTACACGATCGTGATTGCGGTCAGCAAGTGTTTCAGGTACTGACTTACCTTCTTTTTCCATTGCTTCTTTCCAAGGAGCAATTAGTTCTTGATAGTTAGGATCACCTTTAATCTTTGCAAGCATACTTTCTACAGTATGCGTGTCTGCCTCAGTAGCACCTTTGCCTAATAGGACAACTGCAATATCGTTCCAGTTATCTGCAACTACTTCGTCGCCTTTGTTTGGATCAACTACACCAAATTTAGGACTAAACTTGTAGCCTCTACCTCTTGCAATACTAGACAATAGTATAGCTCTGTCCTTACCTGAGTATTGTTCTGTGCCGCCACGCTTGGCTCCACGTTGCAAGTCTGGATTAGTTGTCATCATAAAGTCTGTTTGCACATAGCCTTCGCCGCCTTGGATAGGCATACGGAAGTGTACTTGGTCACCAGCATTGTGTATCCAGCCGCCCGTAAACTTACGACCTTGATTCATTATTTCATCTTCTGGGATACCTTGCTTCTTGCACCATGCAGTAAGTTTTGCAATTAACTCGTCTTTGCTTATCTTGTTTAGGTCAGTGTTTAAATCCAAGTCGCCTGAACTATTCTTTTCAAATGTTCCGTCTGGATCTGACTTTTTGCCTGTGGTTCCTAGTAGATCGTCATCAACAAATTCTAAACCTGTAATCTTTTCAATTGCATCAACAGTAGGTCTTACAGCTGGCGTAGGAATACGCTGTGTAAGTGGACCTTGCTCTGTTTTGAAAACATTACCGCCTTCATTAAGTTTCTTCATCTAACTTCTTACTCTCTATAACTTTTTGTATTGAACGCTTGAATTTACGTGGATCACCGTTCTTTATACTACTAAGAAATCTACGCTCAAGTTCATAGGCAGTTTCGTCTTCGTATAGATGATGAATACGGCTGAGCAAATTGATTGCACTTTCAATAATATTATTTGCAGTAGAGTCTATAAAGTAATCGGTATCTTTTTTACCGTGTACATTATTCAACTCTTCAAGTATAGATCTTGTTCGTTTTTTCATTGTTCAATTTCCTGTTAATGTATTTAGTGCATTTACCTTATAAATATTACAAACATTGGAGGGTGGTATATTGACAATTTCTAAATTACGTTTCGAGGAACGTTCTCTATTATTTGCACAACTAGCAAAGATAGCATATAATAACATCAAAAAAGCAAAAACACAAGCAAAAAAATTAGGGTTTACAGAAGTAGAATTTTACAACAAAGATGGCGCACAGGCATATCGTTTTGCAAATGAAACAGATATGGTAATTGCGTGTCGCGGTACACAACCTACTGAGTTTAACGACATTAAAGCAGATCTAAAAGCAATGCCTGTAGTAGCAGAGACCATAAGCCGTGTGCATCAAGGATTTAAAGCAGAAGTAGACGAGTTATGGCCAATGGTAATGGCAGACTTAATGAGTAAGCAACCAAAACAAAAACTATGGTTCTGTGGACATTCACTAGGTGCAGCAATGGCAACTATTATGGCAAGCCGTTGTTTGTACAATAAAAAAGTTCCTAATCCTCAAGAACTATATACCTACGGTTCACCAAGAGTAGGCTGGAAGAAATACTGTGTGCATCTTGGCGTTGTACATCACCGTTGGGTTAACAACAATGACATAGTCACAACTGTACCCCTACGTATTATGGGGTATACACACCATGGCACAGAACACTATCTAAATGCTTATGGCAATGTACGCAAGATGACAGGTATGCAAAGATTCAAAGATCGCATGCGTGGACTATGGATGGGTCTAAAACAAGGTGGTGTAGATAGTTTCTCAGATCATTCTATTGACAACTATGTAAACTATCTGGAGTTTTACGCTAAAGGCAAAGAAAACTCACAACACTAAGACTTACGAATACTACGATTGTATTCTAATGCTTCTTGCAATATTGACAGCTCAACGTTATCTCGTTGGGCTGTTCTTATGAGTGCTTCTACATCTTTAGGAAAGCAATGTCCTCCAAAGCCACGTTCTTCAGTTACAACACTATGACTGTCGCCTATGCGTGGAT